GATTTTCTACCTGAACTTTCATTCTTGAATACCATTCAGAAACAGATTCGACAACACGAGTAGGTCCATATTTCTCACTTTCTTTGTCAACATAATCAAATCCAAATCTACGTAAGATAACAAAAGCAATATGAGGATCTAATTTTTCAATATCTTCTTTGGCAAATTTAGGTTCATAAAGTTTACTTCTTCCAATAAAAGATAAGCAATCATCTACACCTTTAGTATCATCTTTCATCATACATTGTGATAAGAAGTTTGAGCATTCTACAGCATCTTGTGGATTGAATCTTAAAATTGATGATCTACACATTTCTTCATTAGATTTATCATAAAAATTATGATTTTCACCAGTAGCGGAATTATGATAAATATAATCTAAACCTCCACTACCATTTTCCTTAATGTTTTCTAAAGACCATAAATCTGTTTTAATCATATCAGCATAGTCTTGTAACATTTTTGGAATATCATCAGTAATTTGTGCACCATTATCAAATCTTAATGTTTTAAGATAATTTTTAATAACATCACTCTTCTTTAATGGTAAAAAGAAAAGAGTTGGTTTTGTATTCATCCAAGCCATATCTACAGGTACATCTCTAACCGAAAATATTGCTCCACCTACATTTAATACATTATTTCCAAGTGACCCAACTGATAATTTATTGAATAAATCAGTGAACAAATCAGTGAATAAATACATTGATATATTTTTAGCATGTGCTGGAGTAGCAGCATCATAATTTCCATTTTTAGATGTATACCATACTTTACCCATTATTTTTGGATTATATGCAGGTAATTGAGCTGCAAATGATGGTACACGTTTATTATTAATTAATGTATAATTGATACTCAATCTATAATTTTCTGGACGATCTACTTTTAATAATGTTTCAAAATCAATATTTGTTTTAACCCATAAATTTGCTGCACCACCAGATTGCTTATATAATCCCATAAATCCTTTTCTACTTCCTCCAGTTAATACATTACTTCTAACCATTATTGTAAAATTCTTTTCTAAGAAAGCTTTACCTGTTTCACCACATTGTAATTGTCTTTTAATATATGTTTTAACAACATCATTATTTAATGTAGTGTCATTATACTGAGTGTCATTTCTTGTTTTAAAGATTGTTTCTATTGCTGTAGAATTAAATTTATTTTTCATTTCATTACTTAATTTGGTTATAGCTTCTTGATAATGTCCATCACTAAATCTTAATCTTTGTGCTACGGTATCTTTGAAACTATTAACAATAAGTAATGTTTTATAGAAATGTGCATATTTATCTGCACTAAAGTTAGCTGCAGCAAAATTACCAGATGCATTTGTACCAAAATGTGAATTAGCAGAAAGTAATTGTTCAAAAAGTAATTTAATTGTATATCTTGTAAGCATTTTGTTCATGAATACTGTATTGGTATCATTACGAATATTGGATACTAAATCTAAAACTTTAGTATGCAATAACGCAATTAAACTACCACGAGTTTTATCAGCACTACATAATTGTGCTGCATATGTATCAATACCCACCCATTCAAGTGGTAATCCACCCTCTTCTTGTGCATTTTGAATTGCTCCAATATTAGTTGTAGGAACTACACCACCAATTCTGTAAGGATTATATCCACCAGTAGCAAAGCCAGCAATATTACTGATATGTTGCTTTAATTGTGTTAATGCTTCAACACCTAGTAAAAATACATGTCTATCTTGAATATTGGTTAAACTATCAGCCTCAGCAGCAGCACTAGTTTTTATGAATGAATTTATTGATATAGGTGAACCACCAAAACCAAAATTAGTACCTGTTGTAATATCATGCAATACAGCGACACGATCAACGCTTCCTGGTGTAGCGATAGCAAGAGTATGATTTGCAATTGTTGTAGGTCTTGCATCACCTGTATTTGGATCAAAATATGTTGCATATGTAGTAATTGCATTTGTGATATTACTGTTATTTAATATATTTAAAAGATCTTCTTGAAGTACTTTCCTAAATGCTACACCTAATACATCACCAATTTGATCATAGGGTGATGGATTTGCTGGGTATCCCATTATTGCTTCATATTCTTTCTCTAATGCATCTATAATTGATGACATACTTTTTGGATATTTTTCAAGATCATCAATAGGAAGATTCATATTACTATGTATTAATCCAACACCATTCATTATTAGATTTGTAACATTTGTTAGATGAGTTTCGAATTTAGCATTAGCTAACACTGCATTAATTGCATTACCAAGATCTCCACTAGTATATGTATCACTAAATATTATCAAAGCAATGATTAATAATCTATGGTATAAACTTACATATTTAACACCAAATGGAGCTTTAATAAATTCGTTAATATCGATTAAATCATTATCTGCACCAATTGTGAGATAATAAGGTATACTTAAATCATGTCTATAAAATTGATGAGTTTCAGTATGTATTTTAGAAGGCGCAAATCCTGTAATTAATGGTTCAACAGATGCGGCCTTTTCACCAATAAAACTTGCTTTTAAATAGTAATTTAATGATTGTAATAATTGTTGTTTTCTAGTACCTGCTTCACTAAATTTATCAATTTTAGCAAAGATTCTAGCAACATCCATTATTGCATCAGTAAATGCAGGGTGAATATCCTTTGAATCAGCAATATTTGAGAATTTATTACTATAATATTGAACTGTTAAAACTTTTGCCTTGTCATCGTCTAATGATGATACTCTATTTTGTGTTAAATCAAAGCCATGCATTGGTACAGGGTTTTGTCCTAATACAGTTAATATATCACCAATACGTTCATCACCATCGATACCAGTGCCGAGACCAGTTAGTCTATCACCACCAGCTATTTGATCGAATCCACCAACAACAAAATCACGATACTTTTGAAAACTATTCATCGTTTTTTGAGAATTATACTAATTGCAAAGAAAAAAAAATTTCATTTTAATTTTATTTAATTTAAAATTACTATATAATTTCAAATCAAAAAAGATCTATTATATATAGTTTTACAATAAAAAATATATTTATATAGCATATATATAAATGAATTTACCAAAAATAGATAGAAAGTATTGGGTTTGTATGGGTTTAGCAGTATTATTACTATTATTCTTATATTATAAAAATTATACTAAGCCATCATACAATAAAAAAAACTATAATAATTTAAAAATATCTCTTATAAGTTTCCATACCAAATGGTGCGGTTATTCACAAAAATTAATGGATACAGGAAAATGGGATGCTGTTAAGAAACATTTTAATAATACAGATGTAGAAGTATTTGATGTTGATTGTGATGCACAACCAACTATTGCAGAAAAACATAAAATTGATGCATATCCAACAATTAAATTAATAATATCAACACCAAAGGAAACATTTGATTATATTTATAATGATCAAGCAGAACCAGAAAAAATAATTTCATTTGTAGATGCACATTTAAACAAGTACAAATAATTTACCAACAATAATTTATTAATAATAATTTATTATTAATAATTTATAAAACTTCACCAAGAATCTCACTATTATTTACTCCATATTTTTCATACAATTCGTTAGATATTTTTTCGATATCTTTTCTAAATTCTAAATTTTTGATCATCTTTTCGGGAATAAATTTACTAAATCCATAAAATGCACCAAACCAACTCGCTGCTATACAACCAGTTGTATCTGAATCACCAATATGTAACATTGAATAAATCATTAATGTTTCCCAACTACCTTTACAACTTATGAGTGCATCATATGCAACTAAATTACAATCATATCCTGTTCCACCAATATTACTATATATTTTTTTTTTGGAAATATGTTCTGATCTATGATAGTTAAAACTATCATAAAACCAGTCAGATCTTATCATAACATTTTTCATTGAATCAATTTCTTGGAATTTTCTTCCAATAAACCGTTTGTCTAAATATTTATTCCATAAACCCGTATAATTTTTTTTATCTTGAATATAATCATTATAATCATTTGGTCTAGTTTTATTAATATATTCATCAACAATTCCAGAATTAAGAAATTTAATTAATTTGAATGGCCAATCTTCTATATTTTTTTCTTCAATTGCATATGCAGTAAATAAAGCAACAGTAATTCCTGATAATATTCCAGCAGCGGAATTATGTGTTAAGCGACTGGATTCAAGGGCAGCAACCATCAATTTTTTTCTTTTCGTTTTACCATAAAAGGCAAGTCCAATACATGGAGTTCTCATTGCAGCACCATTTCCAATTGCACCTCTATCATATATTACATTATTCCATAATGTGCCGCGTTTTAATGATGTTATAGCATTTACAGTTTGTTTGCCATAACCACGTTTATTATAAAACTCATCGTCAAATATTTTAATATATTCGTTTTTTAAAGATAATCCAAATTCATTAACAGTTGAAAAATTAGATAATAACGCTTTTGTTGTGCACATATGAAGAATAGTATCATCAGATGCTATTAATCCTTTAGTATCAAATTCATTAACACCACCATTAGCAATAAATTCCATTAAATATTCTAAATTCATATGAGTTGTGACATTATCAAGTTTACCATAATTAAATTCTACTGCACCATTACCAAAACCAATTTCATCACCCAATGAGTGTAATAACATACATGCTAAATATTTGTCTTTTATATTCATTTATAATATAGAACTATAATTTTAATTAATAAATATAAAAGTATATTTTCAAAATTGAACATTTTTGTGTTAAAAGATATAAAAATAAATCGTACATATGGAATATAATATATATTTTTAAGATGGAAATTAATAATAATGATACTATCAATTTATATGAAATTTTAGGTATTTCACATAACGCTACTGATAAAGAAATACATAAAGCATATACAACATTATCGAAGAAATATCATCCAGATAGACCAACTGGAGATTCTGAACTTTTCCAATTGATTACAAATGCATTTGAAATTTTATCTAATCCTGATCTCAAGAAAAGGTATGATCAAATTAATAAACATGTAAAAGATACACAAAATGATTTTAATAGTTTAAGAGAAAAATCACAAGCATATCAAAAATCATTAAAAACTGTAGCTGATTCTAATGATAAATTAAAATTCCAAGAACAATGGGATCAATTGAATAGAAAACATAATTTTGATGAATCGAAAGCTAGTCTTGCAGCACCTTCTTCAAAAGAAGCAAAACAAATGTATAGTGAATTGTTAAATCGTAGGAAGTTCGAATCTGAAGAGGATAAACCTGAACAAATATTTAACAATAAAGAATTCGATATTAAAAAATTTAATGAAGTATTTGATGCACTAAATCAAGGTTCGTTAATGGGTTCAGATATTGTAGCATATGATACTCCATCAGCATGGAATGGTATGGCTGGAGATGGTGGCTCAATGGTGGAATATGGTGCATTTGACAATATGGATGATTTATATGCAGAAAATGATAATTTTGGTACTGAAAGAAATGCAGAATATGGTAAAGTAAATTTCACCGATAATACATATTTATCGAAACAAAAATTATCAAAAGATAGAATGGAGCAATTATTAAAAGACAGGACAAATTATGGAAGTTATTATGATAATCATAATGTAAAAGGTGATAATTATTATAGCGATCTCAAATCTAGATTAGCAGAAAGAGAAAGAGATACTGAAATATATAACAATATGTCAATTAATGAATACCAAAAGCAACAATTCTCAAATTATGGAATCTTTGATCAATTGGGAATATCATTTGATTCATTAAGTATTGCAGACACAGAAAGTGTAGAAGAGAAATATCAAAGATTATTACAAGATAGAAACAAAAATATTTAATTATTTTAATTAATTATAAATTATTAAAATAATTAGCAGACGAAATATAGCCAAAATTGAACAATTCTTCTTTTTCATCCATCCCAATACTGGAATATAAACCAAATTTTTTTTCCAATTTAATTTCGATAGTTTGTTTTTTAAAATATTGAATATTTTTAGAAGATGATGAATCTATCGCGGCATATATTATTTGAATAATAAAATCTTCAAATGTATTGATTTCACAAACTTCATCATTACCGTCAATTATTGTTATTCCAATAATATTGTCAATATTTTCATTAACAAAATCAATTGGATAATTATTCATCAAGCCACCATCAACATAATATTTATCATTATGTTTAACTGGAGAAAAAATAAAAGGTATTGCTATAGACATTCTAATTGCGAGTAATACATCCATATCAGGATTATTTTCGTAATTAAAATATTCTATTGATTTTGTGTTTAAACAAACAGATGTTGTTGTAAATTTAATATTTGTTTTATTATATAATTCTAAGAATGTAAATGTTTTTTTACCAAATTTATTAAGTGTTAAAATTTCTAATAATTTAATCAACAATTGACCATTATCAACTCCATAATCACTTAATATATTTTCAAAATTTATTGATTTGAGATTATCAATATTTAATATTTTGAAAAATACAAATAAATCGTCAGGTTTATATCCTATTATTATTAAATATGAAACAATAGTACCAACAGAACATGCAACATAATTTTTAATACTGTCAATAATTTTTTGTTCAAATAAATATTTTAGTGCACCGAGATGTGCAAGCCCTTTTATACCACCGCCAGACAATACTAATGTATCATATTTTTTAACTATTTTATTGTCCGAAAAATTATTTTCAATAAATTCATTTTCAAATTCAATATTATTTATATTTGATTCTTCCATTTAGTTAATGTTTATAAAATAAATTTAATAATTTAACATATTATAAATTATTTTATTGCATATTTATATAAGTTTATAATTATATTTAATAATATTATTATTAATTATATAAATGTCTAGTTTGGATTTTGATAAATTATTAAAAAAGCAAGATGATCGTGAAAAAATAAAAGAGAAAACATACAAGGATATATATAATCGCTGTCAAAAAAAAATAGAAATGGCTGACAGTTGTAATGCAACACATTGTACTTATGAAATACCTCCATTTATATTTGGATTACCATTAATTGATGTTAGTGAATGCGCAAATTACATCAAAAGTGAATTAAATAAAAAAATATATTGCGAAGAAATTATATCAGGAACATTATATATTAATTGGGATAAAAAAATATTAGAAGAAAAAAAGAAACAAAATATTAAAAAATAAATTATTTAATAAATTATTTTTTAATAGCTTGAATAATAAAATAAATTATAAATAATATTAGCACTCCAGACAGAATTATTATTATTATATCTTTATTTGATGTCGATAAAATATTTTCGAAGTTTGTAATTTGATGTGATTGTTTATCATTAATTTTATTTTTATAAAATTGTTTCATTTGATGCATCTCAATATAATCTTTTATTTTTCTTTTAAATTTTTTTTGACATTTCATACATTTTTTTAAATGTCTCATACTTTTTATTGTAACAATACATGAGTTATCATCACTGTGATCACTATCACTGATATTTGATGTTTCTGATACATTATTTTGAAATAGTTCGCTATCAAACAAATCAGACATTGTATTTTTATTTGACGAAAATCTAACTTTCTTTCTATCCAAAAAATTATTTTTATTGTCTGAATATTTATGTTTATTTTTAATAGGATTTTTAGGGGTGTATCCATCAGATAAATTATTTAAATCAGAAAAAGAATAATAATTATCATTTGTAACATCATCTAAAATATTTCCTGATATATTTTCGATATCAAAATTCTTTTTATTATCTGATATTATTGATGGATGTTGATTGTTAACAAAATCTCCAGCATTTATTTTTTTTGTAATAAAAGCCATTGGATTATTATTCCATGCTTCATCAATAGTACTATACATTTTATAATTCTTATATTTAATTAATATATAATAATAATGTTTGGAATTTAATTAATTATATTAATCAATTAAATTACTTATTAAAAATGTTGACCGTTAGATTGCATTTGTGCAAAATTTTCAATTTGTCTAAAACCTTCATCAATTTCTTGTTTATTTAATATATTCATAATCAATACGAATGCAACCGCAACAAGAATTGCTGATTGAGGATCTTGAGTTGCGCGATATGCAATCAATGCTATTATTAATAATCTAAAAAATGTATTATTAAATAATTTTTGTATAAAATCAGGTAATTTATATTTTGTTAATGTAGCCGCATATAATGTAATAAATACAGCAACTATTGTAGCAACAATATTATTTGTCATCACATTTGTAACTTTATCATCAATTCTTTGAAAATTCATATTATTATATATATTATTATTGATATATTTTTTATTTGAAATATAATAAAAATATTATTATATTTCATATATTTTTTATTATGTTGACAAAAAATAATAGTATATATTTTGTATGTTTTTTAATATTGATATTATTATTTATATATTATATATTCGAAGATGAAATATGTTTTTCAGATAACTATGATAAAATAACATATAATCAACTTACTTCTGATTTAGATTACTTATCACCACTAGCTTTACCAATCCCACTTTCAAAATATTAATATAATTAAAAAGGTTTTGCGTAATAAAATATAAAAATGTTTCTCAAATAAATAAATAATAAAAAGGAATATGTCATCTGGCAAAACTTCACAACCAAAATTAACAGATAAAAAAACTTTAAATGAATTAAAATCGAAGAAGTTAACACAACGTAATTCTGATAGTGCATCACCAAAATTTAAATTTACTGAAACTGATATGCAATTCGAATATTTTGCAAATCCAGAAAAATTAAAGGATCCACAAAATATTATTAATGTTGCTACAAATTTAGATAAATACGAACCAAATATTGGAGATACATCAGATAATAATATTGAATCTAATATCGATGATCATCTTGTAATAGATGATGATAAAGAAAAATCTGATATGAAGGATAATGATAGTAATAATAATAAAATGTCAAGCGAAAAGAAAAATTCGAGTTCACATAGAAATAATCATAAAATATCAGATAAAAGTTCTGAGAAAAGAGATAGTGATAGAAGAACAAAAATTAATGAAACTTCTGAAAGTATAACAATAAGAAATATTAGAAGTGATAAAAAAGTTGCATCATCAAGAGTCAAATCTGAAAGAAAGGATTATAGTGATAAAAGCGATGACTCTATTTCATCATCAAAAAAGAGAAAGGCGCCTAAAATATCATTAAATAAATCAGCAGCACCTAAAAGAAATGAAACACCTGAAGAGAAAAGAAAAAGGGCTTATGATGTGTATAGAAAATTAAAAGAACTTGAACAAAATCATTCTGTTAAATTAACTAAAACTTACTATGTGACGGATGATCCTGATGAAATGCAAGTTGAATTTGATTTTCAAAAAGCACTCAGAGATAAAAGAAATGCTGTCAAATTATATAAAAATTTCTTAATGAATAGTGTTTATGCTGTTGAATTTTTTAATGAAAGATATGATCCATTCGATTTTAAATTAAAAGGATGGTCTGAAAGTATGCAATGCTCACTTGATGATTATACTGAAGTATTTGAAGAATTATTTGAAAAATATAAAGATAAAGGTGGAAAAATGGCACCAGAAATTAAATTATTACTCATGGTTGCAAGTAGTGCGATATCTTTCCATATTAGCAAAACATTATGTTCTTCAATATCAGGACCAGGAAATGAAAAAGGTGGTCAAGATAACTTTATTCAATCAATGTTATCCAATTTAATGAATGGTGGTGGTAAACAAAGTGCTCCCAAGGAAGTTCCACAAAATAATTATACAATGAAACCACCAACAGACACTAACGCACAAATGGAAGCAATTCGTAAACTTCAAGAACAAAGAGCCGCACAACAAATGCAATATCAAGCACATCAAAATGTTGTAAAATCCCAACAACAAAATAATTTACCAATGAATATTCCAACAGTAAACCAACAAATTAATATACCAAATAACCAAAATATAAGTCAAATGAATTTTAATCAACAAAAAATAAATCAAACAACACAACTACCACAAAATATTCAACAACAATTGAATAGAACAAATGTTAATAATCCTCAAATATTACAAAAAATACCTGGACAAACAACACAATTGAATCCAAATATTTTCGCTAATTCACAAAAACAAATAGCACAAAATATTAATCAACAAAAAGTAAATGCTAATAATTCATTGAATAGTGACGCAACATCATCTGCATCACTTGCATCTAGTTCTAAAAAATCTAGCATTAAAATAAATGATGTTTTATCACCAACATTAGAAGATAGTGATTTAAGTAATCTTGATTTAACTATTAAGTCAAATAATAGTACGCAACAGAGATCTTCTGTAACTGGTAGTGCAAAAAGGAAAAAATCAACACTAGTTTTTGATACATCAAATCGTAATATTAAATAAATTAAAAAATATTAAATATATTTTAATTTATATTTCAAATTCATTTGTAAATGGTAAAGTAACATGTAATGGATCTTCATCATTTTGTAATTTAATTTGAATTTTATATGGTATATTATTTTTTATTTGTTGTGAAATCTTTCTATATGATTTATTATATACTCCAGTACTTGCAATATTGTTTTGCAACATTCGATTATTATTTTGTATAATTTCTTGATTATTGATCATATTATCTTGAACTATTTCATAATTGTTATTATTTATTAATGAATTATTTATTTCTTGTCGATTGTCATCGGAATCTGATACTATAGTTTCTGTACTAATATCATTTATATTATCTGATGTCATATTCATTGGTATACTTATAATTTCTGTATTTTGTTCATTATTATCATTTTGACTTTCATCATAATTTTGTTCATATATAGCTTGTTCATCATTATTTTGTTCATACATAGCTTGCTCATCATTATTTTGTTCATACATAGCTTGCTCATCATTATTTTGTTCATACATAGCTTGCTCATCATTATTTTGTTCATACATAGCTTGCTCATTAAAATTTTGTTCATCTATGACTTGCTCATCAAAATTTTGTTCATCTATAACTTGCTCATCAAAATTTTGTTCATCTATAACTTGTTCATCAAAATTTTGTTCATCTATAACTTGTTCATCAAAATTTTGTTCATCTATAACTTGCTCATTATCATTTGGTTCATATTCTGATTCAATTGAATCCATTGGTATACTTATTATCTCAGTAGAATTGTTTTCATCATTTTGTTGCATAAATGTATTATTTAGTTCATATTCAAATCCACCATTCATATTTACTAATTTATACATTTTTTTACCACCACCTGCTAAACGTGCAACATTACCTGCAGTATTGACGACATCTGGCAAAACTTTAATAGCCGTATCGACACCTTGTGATATTAATTCTGGGTTCAATAATGTTTTTAATAATTGATTTTTATTTTTTGGTACATTTGCTAATAATTTTGGGTTATGTGATACTATACCATTGACTAAATGTGTAGTTTTATTCATATTATTTGCAAAATTTGATGCATTTTTATATTTTGTATTTTGTAAAGAGTTAGCAGCAAAATTAGTTAATACTGGTGCAGCGTTTAAGATACCAGATATTTGTGTTGATGTATTTTGGGGGTTTTTAGCATGTACATTATATGTATCATTTGCTTCAACAGCCATATTTGCTACATTATTTACCTGATTGGCAATATTGCCATATTTTGTGCCCTGTAATGAAGATGCTGCTATATTCGTGATAATTGGAGCAACTTGTATAAATTGATCTTTATTATCTCTAATAAATTTTCCGGTTGATATTAGTGTTGATTTTAGCTTAGGTGATAATGATTTTAGTTTAGGGGATAATGATTTTAGTTTAGGTGATAATGATTTTAGTTTAGGTGATAATGATTTTTTTGATGATCTCGGTGATAATAATTTTTTATTTTTAGTCAATTTGTAACTTTTAGCACCACCAATTTGAATATTATTTTCTAAATTATTAATATCATTGAGAATTTTATTCATTATTCCAATTCCATAAAATTTTTTTACTTTATTTAAACATTTTATTTCATACTCATTTAATGAAAATTGTTCTAATAATTTTTGTTTATTATCAATTAAATCAATTATTTTTTTTAAATCAGAAAGTCTATATTTTTTAGAAATTTTGTAAAAAATTCTAATGTCTAAATTAGTAATATTTTCCATATTATTATTATGATATAATAATATTACGATAATAATTTTATTATATTTTTTAATAATTATTTTGTATTTTGATGTACAACTTTTTTAAAATTTTTATTATTAATATTTTTACTATTAATAATTTTATTATTAATAATTTTACTATTAATATTTTTATTATTAGTATTTTGTGTTTTTTTATTATTTATTTTTTTATTTAATTCCAATTCTTTTTCTTTGAGTTCTAATTCTTTTTGTTTAATTTTTAATGCTTGTGCTCTTCTTTTATTTCTAATATTTTTTTTCGATTTTCTTCTCATAAATTTAGGACCTATTAACATTCCTACAGGTGTAAATGATAATGGATTAGGTATAACTTCTTGAGTTTTTTTAATACCTTTTTGTAATTTTCCAGACAAGAAATCATCGTATACTGTACTAACTCCTTTACTTAATTTACCAGTTTGTGTTTCATAATCCATTGCTTTATTTGCAACTTCGGTAACAATGGGAACTGCGGCACTTCCTACTGCTTGACCAACTGCGGCAAGTATAGCTGCTGCTCCACCTCTTTGTAATATTTTTTCTTGGACATCATTTACCATATTTTGTGTAGTATTACATCCATAAAATTTACATATTTTATATAATGATATATATTCAGATGGCGATAGTTTACATGTTTTTAATAACAATGCAGGTTGATCGATCATATTTATTATCATTATTACATCTTCGTATTTATTATTTGTATTAACCTTTAAAAATACTTTAATATCTTTAGTATTTATTTTATCCATATTATAATAGTAATAAATATTTTATATTTAATAATCTTAAAATAAATATAAAATAAAAAACAGATAATGTTACGATAATAGTGAATAAATGAAGTATTATTTAAAGAAATATTCAATTTAATATGTAAAGTGAATATTTTTACTGAAAAATGTCAGATGAAATAAAAAAAAGAGGTAGAAAACCAAAGAATATTGATAATATTAATAATGATAATAATAATGAACAAAAAGTTCCAAAAAAAAGAGGTAGAAAACCGAAAGTTAAGGTTGAAACTAATGAAGTTAAAATACCAAAAAAAAGGGGTAGAAAACCAAAGAAAACATTAACATCAAATAGCAATAAGTTAATGGATTTGGCAAATATAACACAACATACAGATAAAAATATAATATTACATTTACCAATTAAAATAGATGATATCAAAAGTGAAATGTCAGATACAACTGCAAAATGCAAAACAAAAAATAATAGTGATACTGATGATGATAGTGATGTATATGATGATTATGTTGATGACGATATTTCAGATAATGAAAATGATGAAGATAATGTAGATAATAACGAAGATATTTTTACTACAAAAGATAGTTCAAACAATAAATCAAATGATGAAAATATATTTATTAATAATAATTCTGATAATATATTTGGTGATAATATAAGTGATAGTGATAGTGATTCAGATAAATGTAAAACTTGCACTAAATATGAAAATATAATTGCAAATTTAAAAAAAAGAATTGATACTCTTGAAAAATCAAGAGGATATATGAAAGATCGAACAGTTTATAGAATGAACATTAAATTTTCAAGTATAGACAATGGCAAAAATATTTGGTCTGAACAAACAGATATACATTGTTGGTGGTGTTGTCATCAATTCGATACAATTCCTTGTTTATTACCTGATAAATATTATAAAAATACATATTATGGATTTGGTTGTTTTTGTAGTTATAATTGTGCATTAGCATACAATATTGATTTAAATGATTATAAAGTATGGGAACGATGTACTTTATTGAAGTCATTAGTTTCACAATTATATGATACAGAAAATCATGAATTATTACCTGCACCGCCAAGACAAGTTTTAAAAATATTTGGAGGAAAATTAAATATTGAAGAATTTCGTGAAAATAGTAAAATTATGATCAAAGAATTCAAATATTTGATGCCACCGTTAGTGTCAATTATTCCATTAATAGAGGAAGATTATAAAGATAAAAAATTTATTAAAAGTGAAAATAATGTTATAAATCACGAAGATGATAAAAGTCATCTTAAATTAAAAAGAACAAAACCTTTAGCACATAATAAAAACTCCTTAGAAACATCGATGGGAATTATTACAAGAAAGAAAAAATAATATTTCATTAATATCAATTTATGAAATATTAAATTAATTTATTCTTTTTTTTGTAGTGATCAATATAATATACTCCTTGTAAAAATGCATCACTGAGATCATCTTTCTTTTTAAAAGAATTTAAATAATTTAAATGTTCGTCATCATGTTTAAGCAACTGTTGACAATATTTAATACCTAAATCTTTTGTTAATTTATATTTTTTACCATCATCTGATTTTGATAGAACTTGAACTGTATTATCATTATTAATTTTTAATTTATTGCTTGGACATATATATTGAATATGTTGAATTTTGCTTCCAGTTATATTTTTATCAACGATACCTCTAATAACAAAATAATTAAACAATGTAGATGCAATAGATTTCATTGTAGGATTTTTTAATGAAGGTTGATTTTCAATAATAACTTCGTCTACTTTCAAAAGATATTTTTTACTATCAAGAATATTAATTAAATTAACTTGAATATCTTTAATTGGTTTTTTCTTAATTTTTGATTTTTTCATAATAGTTAATGCATATTGCAACATTAATGATTTATAATATATTTCATAATGTGATTTACAAAAATATTTAATAATTTTTCCATCCAATGTAAGACATTCATATTTTGAAGATTTATCACATGTTTTTTCAGAACCTTTTGATTTAATAATATGACAACATGGATGATTTTGTAATTTTGTTAGTTCAAAAATACTTGCGTTGATTATACATTCATTTTCATCAATATATTTTTCTGCATTTTCTTTATGTAATTCACAATAACCATAATATTCAGGTTTATCATTTTTTGATAATATTGATTCCACATAATATTTTGCCCTTTTATCACAAATTTTGCCATTTTTCGTATGTTCTTTACATTTTAAATTTCGCATATCATCATCACACATCAAATTTATATTAACCCATTCATGTATTTTATATGGAATTTTCTTATGATTATTTTTTTCAAGAATACAATAAGCTAAATGTGTAATACCCACATCCCATGAACATACTACCATTTTAATTAATATATATAACTTATTATAGTTATTAATTTATATATATTTACACACTTTTAAATTTTAAATTTTCTCATAATACTTTCAGTATTTATTTCTGATGTCAACATATCAGACATATCCGAAAAATTATATGAATCGTATTCTGAAGTTGCTGAAAAAATATTTTTATCATCACCACAACCACCTTTTTGTCTTCTGATATTTTTTTCTGATACAGTATCATCATCATCCGATAACTCAATTTCTAATTCTTCAGTATCGCTATCATCGTCATCATCATCGTCATCATTATTATCATTATTATCATTATTATCATTATTATCATCTAATTTCTTCTTTTTATCTTCATTCTTTTTCTTATCTTCATCTGATTCATTTGATTTTGCGCTATTTCTTGCTTGTTTCATTGAATACGAAAATACAGAACTCATATCACTTGTATCTAAATAATTATATTTATTAGAAATTGATGATATTGTTGATTCAGATGATAATTTATATTTATTTCTACTTAATTTATTTTTGCTTCTGTCAGTAGTACTGGATGATATTGATGATATGCTACTAATTGAAGAATCATCATTACCTTTATTTTTTCCACCACCCATTTGTTTTGGTGATTGTAAAAATATATTCATATCATCAATATTATTAACTTCATTTTTGACAAATATCGAGTTTTTTGTCATTTTTCTCATATCACTTGAGCTTATGCTGATAATTTCTGTATCTGTATTATTCATTATAATATTATATATTAATATATAATATTTTATATATTTTAAAAAATTGAAAAATATTTAAAGAAAAAAATAACAGTAGAATATAGCTTTATATTGCTTATATAATGAAAAAAAAAGATAGTATATTCATTTTTGATAAATTTGACGTTAATGATGATTATACATTATCGTATAATATCGATAGTGATACTAAAACTTCTTCTTTATCTATGGAAGAATTGAAAATGATCGATGATGTCGAGAAAATGGTAAAAAAATATCATGGTAAAAATAAATCAAAAAATACTAAAATAACTATAGATAATAATAAAAAATCTGATATTATTGGTGATGTCCCATCTGTTAACGAAAATAATACGGAAAAAAAATTAAAAGATGATTTTTTTCAAAATATTTTAAATGAAAAAATTGGAATTGATGGAGTAGAAAATTTAAAAAAATATATGTCAAAACATAAAATACAAATCTCGACAATGACACTAAAGGCTTATTTAGGAACGCCAATCAATTGTTTGAATATAGCAAAATATATTGATTTAAATATTGATTCAATTGTTAGTGTTAAATATGGAGATAAAAATGACAAGACTACAAATAGAAGAATATATCAAATATTAACTGGATCTAAAAAAAAAGGAGGAAAAGCATTTTATAATCAAGTAACATTAGAAATTAAACCTGATAAAATTAATGATAATGAAGAAAATAATGCAATTAATGTTAAAATTTTTAAAAATGGATCATTACAAATGACTGGATGCAAAAGAATGATAGATTGTTATAATGTAATTGGAAAATTAATTAATATATTAAAATTTGATAAATGTAAAATGTATAGAACTGGTGAAGTTCATGATATTAAATTTGTAACAGATAGCGAAAAATTATCATTGCAAAATTTACGTGTTGCAATGATAAATAGTAATTTTAAATTAGATTATTTAATTAGTAGAGATGATTTATATGAATTGCTATATAATAATGATGTTGAATGTAAGTACCATTGTAATATTCACGCATGTGTAAATATTAAATACAATTATGTAGAAAATAAAAAATCAAAAAAAATTTCTATTTTTGTGTTTCAAAGTGGATCAATAATTATAACTGGTGCTAATAATATTAAACATATTGTTGCAGCACATGATTATATAATGAAAATTATTAATAAATATAAAACATTTATTACTATTCGTAAAATTGATAAAAAAATAATAAAAAAAATATTAGCACAAAAATATCCAACTATTAAAATTTATTAATTAATTATTATTGTTAATTATGTATTATCAATAATAATAATTCATTTTATATGCATATGGATTAGTATTTAAACTATTCATTAATTCTGGATCTAATCTTATTTCAGCTTGTAAATAAGTATTATTTGAATATGATTGTTCACCTTGTCTATAATTATTTGATTCTATTATTTGATCAATAGATGTTGGCATACTATTATTACTATAATGATCTCTTTCAATAAACGTAGTATTGTGTAACCTTACATTTGTATTTTCCATATTTGGTATCATATTATAATTTGATGTTGTTGGTGCTCTTCCTTTTGCAATCACCTCTTTAACATCATTTGTTTCTGCATTATACGCATCATTATATGGTGTTGCTTTTTTGATATCTGTAGCATACGCATGTCCTATTTCACCATTTTGTACAGTTGTTTGTCTTTGAGTGTTAGGTGCATACATTTTATTAGATTGATATCCACTTGCTTTATTATTATGTAACATTGCTTGACTAATATATTTATTATCAACCATCATTTCATTAAGAGTTGTTTTAGCAGTCATTGGATTTGTCATATATGATGTATTATTTATTCTATTTGGATTTGCTCCTCCAATATGATTATTATTGACGAGCATTTCTTGTAATGTAGTTTTAGCAGTCATTGGATTTGTAACATAACCCGTATTATTATGTTTTCCATTGTTAGCTTGCGCAATATAATTATTGTCAATAGTCATTTCATTTAATGTAGTTTTAGCTGTCATAGGATTTGTTACATAACCAGTATTGTTATTTCTACTATTATTTAGCTGAGAAACATAATTATTATCTATAGTCATTTCACCTAATGTTGTTTTTGCAAACATTGGATTGCTAATATATCCAGTATTATTATTTCTACCATTAGTGGCTTGCGAAATGTAATTATTGTTAACTGTCATTTCATTTAATGTGGTTTTAGCAAACATTGGATTTGTTACATATCCAGTATTATTATTACTACCATTATTGATTTGCGCAATATAATTATTATTAATGACCATTTCTTGTAAAGTAGTTTTTGCATCCATTGGGTTTGCTATGTAACCAACACCTTGGTTATGCGAAGCCATGCCATTTGCTGAAGTATTTATTGTTTGTTCTTTTAATGTTGTTTGTAAAATATCATTTGGATTGAATACTTTCGATGCTGAAACTATTGGTGCTATTTGACTACCATGACCTTTATTATTAATAATTTGTTCTTTATTTGTAGTCCTTGTTATATCTTTTGGATTAAAAACAGATCCTTTTAACATTGAATTATTTTGTATATTTATTGGTTGTTTTCCAATAATTGTTGTTTCTTTCAATGTATTATCTAATGGAGTATCATCATATATTGTACCTTTTGATATTTGACCGTTAACCAAGTGATTAATTTTATTATTTACCATTTGATCTTTTAATGTTGTTGCCAATAATGTATCATTATACATTGTACCTTTAGAAATTTGTCCATTAATAATATTATTAATTTTGTTTTGTGCAAATTGATCTTTTAATGTTGTTTCTAAAGGAGTTGTATCATATATTGTACCTCTAGATATTTGCCCTGTTACCAATGGATTAAGTTTATTATTTGCCAATTGATCTTTCAGTGTAGTTGACAATGGTGTTGTATCATATATTGTACCTTTAGATACTTGTCCATTTATAATATTGTTAATTTTATTATTAATCATTTGGTCTTTTAATGTTGTCTTAATTTCATCATTAGGTGTTAATTTAATCCCCAATAATTGATTGACAATATTTCCACTTTCTTTCATATCTATTGTCGATTCTTTAATAGTAGTTTTAGCATTATCTGTTAAATTAGAATATGTTTTATTGTTATTCATAGTAATGTTATGATTTTGAGGATTATTTATCATAAATTCTTTCATTGTTGTATCTAATAAATTAACATTATGTACAATGTTTCTGGTTGTATTGGGTGCGGCTGTTGTATAATTATGTTGTGAATATAAATGTTGTTCTTTGACAGTTGTTTTTGCTTGATCTTGTTGCATTGAATAATTTCCGGTTGTATTGTGACCAATTTGACCAAGATATTTATTGTTTTGAGTTGTTGAACGTTCATTATCTGCAAATGCATAACTATTAATATTATTATTATTATCTGAATATTGTTGCTGACCAATAGCAACTTTTTGTAATGGTTTAGGCATTTTAAAATTTTGTTTTGCAGATTGTCTAATTTTTTCACGCATATATTCAGGAACATTATTTTCAAGCTTATGGTCTGCTCTGTATGCACCACCAGTATATTCTGTTAATGTTTGATCTTTTAATGTTGAATCTAATGTATAATTATCTCTGATTGTTTGTGCTCTATATGCACCAAGTGATTCAATCATATCTTCATTTGTTGTTTCTTTGTATGATTGAGGTTTATATGTGTATATATCAGATTGTAGTCCTGGTTTATTATACTTAAATCCATCAACATGTCTACCTTCATATGTTTGTTTTTGATTATTTACAGTTCTTAATTGATCTACATTTTTTGGTAAAACACGATAATCCGAATGATATCCTAATGGTAATGATCCGTCCGCTCCAATACCAACTCCAGGAGCTATTCGTTCTGGTTCACTTAATAACTCATTTCTTCTTTCTCTTGGGACTGATGTAATATATCTTTCACCTAGTTCTTCCGTTGAAGCAGTAACTTGATTAATATGATTTTTTTCGGGAACTGGATCAAATAATGGTGCTTGAATTTTCTTATTTTGATATGTTGAATCAGATCCACTAAATAATTCTAATTTAAATTGTTTTTCATAATTTGTATTTTCATTATCAATTCCATATCCACCTTTCCCTGTGAAATATGGGACCATATTATTATGTACAAAATTATTTTTATCAACAATGTTATATGTCATATTGTTATTATTTAGATCTGTATCATAATACGTCCATCCTCCATTTAAAGCCATCGATCTTTCGACATCAATTATTTTATTTTTGCCTTTATTTTGGGTATGTATATCGTTCTCAGCTGATGGGTCACCAAAATTATCATACTCTAAATCTTCGAATTGATTCAAAAAAGAGTCTTCTTTATTAATATTGTTTTTAAAATTTTCAATATATTGTTTATTTGATTTTGTAACATTTTCAGCAGCATCAAATAAATTAACATTTCTATTCGATTTTGAATTAGATAATTTACCATAATCATCTGATGACAAATAATCTTCAGTATTTTGGTCTATTAATTTATTTAATATTGAATTTTCATCTATTTCGACGGATTTAATATTTGTAGATTTATTACCAATAAATACATCATAATCATGAATATCATCATCTTCTAATTGATCTATATCATTATTATCATTTATTAATAAAGCATTTAATTGATTATAAAAATTTGGAACAACACCAGTTTTTTCTGGATATTGACTTTTTAAATAATTTTTTTTTGCTTTATTTTCATTATCTTTTAAAACTTTATTTAATCTAGTATTTTCATAAATATCATTTTGATTTGGTATTTGATTTTTTGGTATACTATTATCTTTAAGGTTAATATTTTTTTCATCATTGTTGAGATAATACCCAACATATGCTAATCCTAATATTATTAATGCATCTGCCATATTTCAATATGCTTATCTATAAAATAGATAATATTTTTTTTATCTATTATTAAATCCATTAATATTAGATAAAATTATATATTATTTATTTTTTACATCTTAATCCAATTGTACAATCTTTACGTCCTGGTAATTTTGCTACTGGTCTTAAAACTTTATCATCAATTGGTGCAGGTAATTGTGCAACATAGTTATCTCTTGCAGCTAAACGAGTATTTACAGAATTATCCCAAAATATATTACATTGAGGATCTTTATTTAATCTATAAAATCTATCAGGATGAACACCTCTATAATTATTTTTAGGATGTGTGAATCTTGTATCTTCTGAATTTAAAAAATTATTACATTCATTACCGAAAAATGTATTGGTTGATAGTTGATCATTATTCATAACATTATCAACATTTCTATAACTATTTATTCTTTTACCTATACATTTTGTATTAATATCAGATCTATTTGATAACATTGAATCTACATCAATTAATGATGGTGGTCTATAAGTATACGATCCAACTTTATTTCGTGGTCCGTTAACTGATAAACATTTATCACAATTATCAACTTGTATAGGATCTAAATGATATTGTAATGTACCTGTACTTTGTCTTAAATCATCATCATATGCACATCTATCATAAGTTTGTCTTGTTGATGCCATTCTATTATAATTATATATATTAATATAATAAAATAATTTTATTATATTAATATTTTTTTGTTTCATTTATTCAACATCACTTTCATCACTACTATACACATCAATATTTTTCTTGGATTTTGCATTTTTATATTTTTTATTAGGTGATATTGCATATTTTTCTGTATGTAATTTTGCTGTTTCAATGAATAAATTTTTATCTAATTTATATTGTTTTGCAATATCTGGTACTAATGGATCATCTGGATTTGGATCATTTAATAAACTAGATATTGAAATTAATACATTTGGAATTGTCAATGCAGGAGACCATTGATCTTTAAGTATATCTAAACAAATTGAACCTGTACCATTAATATTTGGATGATAGATTTTTGTTATAAATTGTACTTTTGGTGGTTTGAATGGATAATTTTCCGGCAGAGAAATCTTAAATTTAAATACACCTCCTTCATATGGAGTATCTTTTGGACCATATAATTCACCTGTCCATACATATATATCATTATCATTGATTGATTCTAGGTAAATTTTATAATATTGGTTACTAGTTTCTGTTGACAATTTAATATCATTTATTTCTTTCATTATTCTTCTAACTGAACTTGACATTATTATGAATATAAAAGTATGTATATCTATTTTATTATTTTTTATATAGCTATAATAATTAATTTTCAATATTTTCGTGTATTATATTATATTTTAATATATTATAATATTTAGTTATAAGCTATTTACTTTCTGAGACAGGCATTTGGATTTGGAACATTATATCCCGCATGTGTTGCTTTTGATGCATTAGTTGGTCTAATTTCACATAAGTATGGAGGTGAGAAAGTTGGTACCCTTGAATCATTTTTACTTACACATGTTGAAGGATTATTGCAATTTGGATGATACTTGAGACTTGAACATTGACTAGCAACTCTATCAATACCTCTTAAATCACTTTCTACATCAACTCTCAACAAAGTTTTATTATTTTTATAACATGCAGTTGTTCCACAATTTTCATATTGTCCACTATATGTTTGAGTTTTGTTACATCTTCCGCAATTTTCAAATTTGCCTGTAAATAATTGATAAGACAAAGGGTCGGTACTTGATTGAATTTTTTGTCCATAAGCACATTTATCATAAATTAATCTATTTGATGACATATTTATTTATATATAATATATAATATTATATTTTTATAAAAAATATAATATTTTTATACTTTCATTTAAAAACTCCAATTTGCACTATGACCTTTTGAACCAGCATACATTATTAACAATGCAAATTCTAAATATTTTTGTATATAATATTCATCCATTAATGCAAATATTTCATTGTTAGCAATTAATAAATAATTATTATTTAACATAATCTTTTTTTTATTGTTGAGATCATTGGCAAGGTTATCAATTAAATTTTCTAAATCATCTAAATTTTTTGTATTTTTGATATCTTTAATTATATTTTTTTTTATTTTTGCGATATTATATATTTTTTTAATATCTTTAATATTTTTAATTATTTCTTTTATTTCATCAAAATTATATTCCAAATTATTAGCAACATAATCTGTCAATATTATTTGTATAATATATTTACCATAACCAATTAAATTTTCAGATGATAATTTATAATTATTTCCATAAAATGAATGATAATTTTTAAATTCATCATATCCATCACTTAACCAATTACATCCAATACAACTACCACACCATGGTAATATAACATAATCATTATGATCTGTAATATTAACTTTTTTTTCATTAATTATTAACGGATCAATAATTAATTCAAATCCCATTTTATTAAAATTTTAATATTATTATTCTAATAAATTTATATATATATATATTTCAATTTTATCTTCTTTGTCTATTATTTATAAATCCGTCATTTGTTTCTTTATCATTACGTGTATCGACTCCACCTCTTGGTAAATCTGCAACAATGTGATTTGGATCTTGTGGATCCCAAAATAAGTTTTCAAATCTATTTACTGATACAGTACCTAATCCAGATTGTTTGGGTACACGTGTTGATGTTCCATATAATATATCGGTTTCTAATTCAATATTTCCACTTCCTTTTCCAGATCCCATAAAAGGTATTGATTGGTACATTGTAGTGTTAAAACCTTTTTTGTTATCTGATTTAGTTTCATAACCAGCATGCATTGGCCAATGTTGATTAGCAACATCAAATTTTGAAGTATTATTTTTTTGTATAAATACTATTTTATCATTATGTCTACCATTTCTCACAGCAGCAATTATGTTAAGAGGATTATTTGATATACCATCAACATATAATCTTCCATCATAAATTAATTCTTTTAATTGTTCATCAGAATACTTGTTAAGATTAATCGTATTTTTTTGTGTATTAACATGTCTACTTATACTAACATGATTAGAATTTATATTTTCCATATATAAATTATCATCCATATAATTTGACATTTCATATGTACCATAATTATTATCTGTTTTCTTACCAAGTCTTGTTGCATGTGAATCATTCATATTCATTGAAACATACTTTAATGGTTTTGATGTTCTTTGGACATTTCTAAATATCATATTTTCTTGATTATTATTTTCTTGTTTTCTACAATTTATATTATTATTTGTTTTTGGTTTATATATTGGAATTTCCATATTACTATTCGAATCACTAATTGATCTAGCATTACCATATGATTGTATCCCATACATTGGCATTTTTATTACATGATCTTTACTTCTATTTATTTGATGCATATTGTTTGTAAAATAATCATTATCATCTAATTGTTGTGATGGTCGTGGTCGAGATAATGGTGCTTTACATGAACGTGTATTATTAATATCAAATTGATAATTTGAAATATTATCGTTTACCATATTATTTGTAGATGAAAAGGGTGCAAAACTCATAATTACTATATTAACTTGTAACATTTTATATTGAATTATTTAACTAATAAATAATTTAAAGGTTAAAACTTAAATAATAATATTATTAAAAATGAACTATGATTATAATAATATATATAACCAAGTGTATACTAATACACCTGAAACTGCTCAAGAATTTGAAATAAGTGATTTAGTAGAAAAAATATTTTCTAATGAACCACAACCAAAAGGTTCATTACAAATGCTATCAGATGAAACTGATGGAGAATTTTTATTCCAAACATTATTAAATATAACTTTTGAAGGTTTATTTTTTATTTTAGAAAAAAATGGTAACAATAATTTATCATTTGATGATATTAAATCAACAACAGATCCATTATTGATAAAAATTAATGAATATTTACATAGTATGAATTTTGAATTGTTAATTAAAAGTTATGAAGCTGTAGACAATATAATAAATGATAATAATAATTTAAATAAATGGTATTGTATGGTAAAAAAAAATAATTTACCAAATTATTTTATTGAATATGCAACAGAAGTTGGTGGACATGATAGATATAATAAAAAATTTATGTTTACAATGAACCCTCATTTTTATAAAACAGTGATTCATAAAACTGATAATTTAAATGATATGGAATTGGAAACAGCAATTATGAATTTACCTATGGATAAATATTATGCTATTTTTGTAGATAAACATAATGAATATGTTTATAAATTATCTTTCAAGTTTTTACTATAAAAAATTGAATATATTAATTAATATTTTATATAAATCAATATATAAAATATAAATATAGATAATGAATTGGAGTATGATTAATACAGTTGTATATGGATTATATTCATATAATTCAAAAATTAATTATAAAAATAATTGTAAAATAGCATCTTTCGATTTTGATGATACAATTATATTTTCTGATTCAACAATGAAAGTTAAATTAAATAAATGGGATCTGCTTGATGAAAATATTATAAATATTTTTGATAAATTATTAAAAAAAAAATATATTCTTGTCATCTTTACGAATCAAAAAGGAATTGGTAAAGATGAGAAAGAAGTCTTAAAATGGAAAAATAAAATGGAATTATTATTAAATGAAATAAATAATAAATTACCATTAAAAAATCTTACAATACAAATATATGCAGCACTAAAAGATGATTTATATCGTAAACCAAAAATCGGTATGTTCGATTTATTAAAAGAAAATTTGTTAGCAATAAATAATAAATGTAGCATTAATTATGAAAAATCTTTTTATTGTGGTGATGCAGCAGGGCGACAAACTAAATCGATTTATCAAAATAAAATAAACGAAAAATTATTTAGAAAAGATAAAAAAGATTTTTCAGATTCAGATTTAAAATTTTCTAAAAATATTAATTTTAGATTTTATGTTCCTGAACAAGTATTTTATGTGTCTAATTTTAAAAGTATTGGTGAACATAAAATAATTAAAGAAAATATTACAAGCTCAAAAATATCGGGATTTGATTATGTTAACTATATATTATTACAAAATGAAGCTCCTATTATTGAACCTTTTCAACCTAATAAATTTAAAGAAATTATTATAATGATTGGACCACCTGGATCAGGAAAATCAACTTATGTTAAAAATAACATAATGATACATAATCAATATAAATATGTAAATAGAGATACTCTTGGTACACAACCAAAATGTTTGAAATTAACTGAAGAAATTATGAAAGATGGAAATAATCCAGTTATTGATAATACTAATCCAGATAATAAAACTAGACAAAAATATATTGATTTAGCAGATAAATATAATTATAATGTTAGATACATTTTATTAGAAGTTTCAAAACAATTAGCATTACATTTGAATAATGCTAGACATGTATATAGTAATGGCTCAATTCCTATTGTGCCAGATATTGCATATAATATATTTTACAATAAACTTGAAATTGATGGATTAAAAAATTTAATCAAAATTCCTTTTGCTTTAGATTATAAAAATATTGATTTTATCCAACATTTTATGAAATATTATTAATTCAACTAAATTTTATCTTAATTCAACTAAATTTTATTTTAATTTATAAATTAAAATAAAATTTAATTAATATATGCAGAATTTAATGTATCAATATTGAAATTATTGGACATAAATTTGTCGCGTATAGGCCCAATTATATATTGATCTATCAAATCTACAAGGGATTGTTTAAATCCATTTGGATGAATTTTTGATTGTGAAAAGTCTTCATTAAATCTATTAATATCATTATAATTAATATTATCAATTATGAAATTAATTTCTCTACCAGTAATATTCAATATATGCATAAATGGATATATTACTTCTTGTACAAAAATAATTAATCCACAATTAAGTTCCCCTTCTTTACAGTAACATTTCATAATCTTTGTTTTAATGTCATCCTTTGAATCAAGTAAATCTAATTTTATTAGATTAGAACTACTTGCTGACATTTTCTGTCCTGATTGTAAATCTATTGGTTTTGTATTTAAGGCTGGTATTAATTTATTCATCATATAGAATCTCTTTTTATTGTATCCAATTTTACCCAATGTATCAATAGAATGAGTCATTATTTTTCTTTGATCTATACCACCAAGTTCACCATCACATTCCAATGCAATTTCATCAAGAGCTTGCATTGTTGGATATACAATACTTCCAACTGTTGGGTTTTTATCTTGTTTAACAACTTGAGCACCGGCTTTTTTTGCTTCATTTATACTAATTTTAGAAATAATTTTGTATAGATTTGATACATATTCTTTGGAATATTGAAATTCAGATCCTTTTTTAAAAAATAGATTATTAGGATTACAATTATTTAATAAATATTCAATTACAATTTTAATTAAAATCATATAATAATTTGTTCTGTGTTGTATAACATCAAATCCAGATTTCATATTATCAAGATGAGCATGGACATCAGCAAATAAGATTGTAATTTTAAACTTTTCTGATAACAATAGTTCTGATATTTTTATCAATGGTACAATATACCCAATATGTATTTTCCCTGTTGGTGCAGTACCCCAATATAAATTAATTTGAGTATCACTATTTAATAATTCATTTAAATATTCTTCATTAATTATTTCACCTAATCTATTTTTAATTAAATTAAATTCGAACATTTTTGATAATTATACTTATATAAATTACTATTTAAGTATAATTAATAATTCAATTTTTATGATCATTTACAATCCTAAAATTTCTAATGTATCAGGAGAAAATATTAGATTTATTTTAGTAGATGCATTTATCGTATCTCTTTTATTTTCAAGAGTTTCGTTTGATTTAGTCAGTTCTTTAATTTTATTATTTAATTCGTCGTTTGTATAAAATCTGTAATTATATGCAGTAAATAAAAAATCTGATTTATTTTCTAATGATTTTCTATAATCATTATATACACTTAATAATGTATCATTTGTTAATAAAGGAGTTGATTTACATTGCATATACATTTTTTTATAAAATTCAATAAATTTTTGATTAAGTTCAATTTCACTTAATATTCTATCGAGTCCAGTTTCTGTATTTTTTGAGTGTACTAGATCCTTTAAATTTTTAAAATCATTCATAATGTTAACTCTTGTTTGAAAATCTTTTTTTAATTCATTAACTTTTTCATTAATTGAATCTTTTAAATTTTCGAATGATGTAGCACCATGTAACAATGCTTCGAAATGGAACATTGATTCTGGATTGAATTGTGAAACTCTTCCATATTGATCCTTGCTGCTATCTAAAAATGTTTTTAATTTTGTTAGATATTTTTGAGCACGAACAAGATTAATTTCAATTGATGATGTATTATCAGAATTTTCCATTTTCAATATCTATTTTATTATTATATATAAAATCTTTATATACTTTTGTTTTTATAAAACATCAAAATTTGTAAAACGTTTATATCTTAAATCTTCATATTTAAGACATTTTTCTTGATTGGTTTTACAAGTTTCTGGTAATTTATACAACCATTGAGCAAATTCTGTTTGTTTATTTGGTATTGTTGTTACAGGCATTGTGTAAAATTGTCGTTGAGAATTTCTATTTTCATATAAATCATCAACATTGACAAATAAATTATTATAAAAATATTTATTTACCATTTTTTTAGTATACTGATCATCATGTTTACATGCTTCTTGACGAGTGGGATTTTCAACATAGTCTGTCAATAAAATATTCATAAATGGATTATTTTTTGTTGGATTTGTACATTTAGTATTATTAATACATTGTTTATCTTTATCATTATAATTTTTTCCTTTACATACATTAGTTTTCATAAATGTTTCTTCAGTTTTAATTATTTTTGATAAAATAATACAAATAATTATTAATATTAATGGTATATACAAATATACCATCGCTTTATCTTTAGAAAATAATAATGATAATATTGATAAATATATTGAAAATCTTGTTATTGTATTTAACATTTCCATATGTGTCATTTTTTCTGTTGGAAAAAATTTAATATAATTATTATTTGTGAATAATATTTTTGGATCATCTAACCAAAACTTACTTTCCATTTATTTATAAATATAAATAATATTATTATATTAGTTATATTTATTATTTTCATTAATTCGTAAATCTACCATAACCGTTAAATTGATTATTTAATTGTGTATTATCGAAATAACTTTGTTGTTGATGTATTTGTTTTTGTGACATTAATGTAGCTTTTTCAATATTTTGCGCACGTGTTATTCCATTATTTAGATCTGATAATAATCTATTATAATCTGCTCCTGAAAATCCTAAATCATTTTGTTGGGTTGTACCGACAAAAAATTTAAATGTTGGGAGTGATGAAACATCATTTGAATATTCAATTAATTGTTGTGTATTACCAACATTAATTTTAATACCATCTTCAAAACTATCAACATCAATTAATAAAAATAATGCTGATTTATATTTTTTGGATAATTCGACAAATTTAGGTTTAATCATTTTACAAGGACCACACCATGATGCTGAATAATATATAACAGTTAACGTAAATCTATTATTTTGATCTGACAAAATCTCATGTAAATCGCTTGCATTTGCTACTTGAAATAAATTACTTTCCATTTTTAATAATTAATAATATTTATATATCTTCAATTATTTTTTAAGTATTTTATTTTCAATTTTTTTACTTTGGATTCAAAAATTTATTTAAATCCATGTCTTGAGGATTTATTGATTGAACTTCGTTCAATACTTCGTTCATTTGTTCTTGTTGTTCTGGTGTTAAATCTTTTAATGTGCTTTGTAATAATGTATTGAAATCCATATTTTCAATATTCATTGTATTTTCTGTTTCACCTAAACCTTTATCAGCGACACCTTTATCTACCATATTTGTTAATAAAGTCATTGGATTAAATCCAATTTGTTTTGCAATTTCATTGTCTGGATTATTATATACTTGTTGCATAATTGTGCTAGCAGATTTTGTAATTTCAGATAAATCAACTTTACCATCAATAAAATCATCTTTATTATCTTGTGCAATTTCGGTTGCAATACTTAATAATCCTCTGATATCAAATCCATCGTCCATATTACTACTTGCTAGTTTATTTGTGATTTGATCAACAAGTCTCATTATTGTATTTGTAGATCCAGAACTTATTTCGGTTCCACCGAACATTTTCTTAATTTCTTCACCAGCTTTTGCTAATCCATTTGGATTCATACCATTTTTAGGAATAGAAATATCATTTAATATTTCTGTCAATTTTTGAATATTTTTATCAACATTCTTTCCAAAATAAACATTAGAATATAATTTTACTAATCTCAAATATTTGAATATCATCGATCTTGAATCATCATTTATATTATTTAAATTATACACAACAACTAAATCAATTTCAGGTAAAATCATTACTTTATTTTCGATATTTGTTAAAAATGATGAATCATTATTAAATAAATATTTGTTGTATGGTTCTAATATTTTATACATTCTTAATACAGTTTTATCAACTTTAAGTTTTTTTTGTGATATTTTTTTATGATATTCTACAATTTTGTCACTTAATGATTGCATTTCTGGTGGAACCAATAAAATTAATTGATCCATTAAATTTTCTAATATGTTCATTATTTCTGTTGCAAAATTTCCTGACATTTTTAATTATATTATGATATAAATATCATAATATTTTTTTAAGCTTATTTAAACGTTTGACAATCTATTTTACTATTGATTCAATGTTTGATTATAATATATATCTATCATTTTTAGGTTTGAAACCTATATTTGATATTAGAAATTACAATATATTGGATCACATTATGAAAAAAAATTGTATAGTTGATTTTTTTTATAAAAGATTTAGTCAAAACAATGAAATAATTTTCTCTGAAAACTATAATGTTAAAAATTTTTTTAAGTCGTTATTTAATAAATTATATACTTTATTTATTTTTTGTACAATATTATGGCCTTCATTAATATTAATAATAAATACAATTATAACAAAAGACATTAATTTTATATTATATGGATTATTTTGTATTTTGATACCAATTCAATATATATGGATACTTAACTACCTTAAAAAAAATCATCTATCTAATTTCATGGAACAAAACAAATTCTTGAATAAAATGGTTTCAGTATCAATAGTAAGTACATTATTGATAAGCATTATTAATATATTAATTTCAGGGATATTATTATATTTTGATTATACAGTATCAATAATTTTTGATGTGATTGTATTAGATAGTGTTGGAAAATATTTCTTCTATACATTTTATTTAGTATGTACTTTTTTTTCTTTCAATATATTTTTTTTAAGCGCATCAATATTGACATTTATTTTTTATTCGTTAAATATTAAAATAAAAAAATTTTCTGATAGTTTTATTAAACAAAATTCATACATTGGTAATAATAAAAATTTATTAGTTGAAATATCTGAAAGATACTTAGAATTAAAAAATGAGTATGAAAATTCTATCAACTTGTTAAATTATGTATTTTCTCTAACATTAATACTGGGTGGTATATGTACTTATAAGATACTAATTGGTATTAGCAAAAATAATCATTATATTATTAGTTATTTATATACTATTTCATTTATTATTATTTTGTCAATTTATATTTATAATATTGTAAATATGAGATTAGCAATAAATAAATTTACTCAATATGTATATACTCCTTCATTTTTAAGAAAATTTGTTACAAAAAATGAAATGAATATAACAAATTCAGATATCTTAGAATTAATTAAAAATGAGAATATTGGAGATACTAATAATTCAAATTCACAAGATTCTTTGAATTGGATGGTTTTAATGAATTTATTATCTACAAAATGGGAAACATTTAATATATTAGGATTTGAATTTGATGATTTAGCATACATACAAAAAGGCATTTCTTTAATTTTATTATATTATTTTGCTCTTGAGATTACAACAATATTTGGTTAATATTATTTTCTAATAATTAAAAAATAATATTTAATTTTGCATTAACATAGCAAGCATTAAACTAATATATTCATTTGCTTTTACATATTCTTTATCCATTACCAATGATAAAATCATATTAATATGATTTTTTTCAATTTCCATTGAAATTAGATTATCAATAACTTGATAATCTGGATTCTTACCTTTTAATACATTTTGTAAATATTCATCCGCACTAGATGTTAATATTTGCATATGTTTAATACATTCTTCTTGATCATTTTGATTTGAATTATTCCAAATTTCTTTAATTATTTTTTCAAGTGTCATAAATTCATTAACATTTTGAGTATTATCATTTGGTAATTTTGTTTTTTCATTAATAATTTGGCTGCCTAAAAAGTAATCCACATTGCCAGAATATAATTGATTCTTATACGGTAATACATAAATTGCATAATATTGAATTGGTCCTAATTTATTAATCTCTTTGAATTTTTCTAATTGATATATTTTACCTTTTAATTTATCAGGAGACACAGTTTTTAAATATTCTATAAAATTATCCAATTTTTCATTAAAAGATATAATTAAGTTTAATCTTTCTTGTTCCATTTTGTTTATAATTATATCAATAATACTATATTAAACTTTAAGTAAGTTAAACCTAAATGTTAAAAATATATTTAACTATATTTAATTTATATTAAATTGTCTATTCATAATGGATTGATTAACTTTTTGTTGATTTGTATTCATTATATCGACAACTTGATTTGATGTAATTTGTTTGTTTACAGACATATTTAAGGGATTAAACATCTGATTTTGTTGTATATTATTCATTTGCTGCATATTATTCATTTGTAATGGATTCATTTGTTGCATATTATTCATTTGTTGCATATTATTCATTTGTAATGGATTCATTTGTTGCATATTATTCATTTGCTGTATATTATTCATTTGTTGCATATTATTCATTTGTAATGGATTCATTTGTTGCATATTATTCATTTGTAGTTGATTAATTGGAATATTATTTTGCATATTTATCATATTATTTTGTAAATTTGGATTCAATAATTGTTGATTAGATAATTGATAATTAATCATATTATTACTATTTATATTTTGTTGTTGTGAAGCTATGTTATTTTGTTGTGAATTTGTTGTATTTATTATAGTTCCAGTTGGGTTGTTCATTAATGTATATGGATTTTTTTGCATTTCTGACATTTGAGTTTTATACATCTTATCTTGATCTGTTCTCTTTTTGATAAGCTCATCATAATGTTTCTTTTGTAATTTATCATCCATTTTTGATCCTTCTGTTGGTGGTGTGAAAATTATTGATTGATCTTTTCCTAAATAATTAAATACATGTGGTTGTGCGTCATCATTAAATAAATATGCGAAAATATCAGAAAACCCTGCCATTTCCTTATCTAAAAATTCCATAAAATTACCAGTTGATGTATTTTGTAAGTTATTATTCAATAATTGCATATTTTTTTGATTAATATTATTCATCATCATATTTAATTTTAATTGTTTTATTTGTTGTACCCATCTAAATGCATGTTCTGCTTCTAAAGGTCTATTAATTTTACTTATTATTAATGTTGGAACAACTCTTATGCCTTGTGGGATAGTTTTTAAATTATCAATACATATTATACTAAATTTTTCAAGCATGCCTTCATTTCTCAATATATCGCGTAACGCAATTGATTGTTTACATCTTTCACTATAAAAAAATATATTGCTGTTATTCATTTTATTAAATAATATATACTATATATTATTCAAACTATTTATTTTAATCTATTATAACGCTAGTACATCCAGATTAAAAAAATTGATTATTTATTTGTATTTATAAATAATAAATATTAAATATATATAAATATATATTATCATAGACATATAACAAATGGCATCCAAGGGTTCAAAAAAGACTAAACAATCAACAGAAACATTTGATTATGACATTCAATTAATCCAACATAAAACAGATGATATAAATAAATTTCATATAACATTAAAAGGAAAAGATGTAAATGCTGCAATCATCAATACAATTAAAAGAGTTATAATGACAGAAGTACCAACATTTGGATATCATAGAAATAATATTAAGATAGAATCTAATACAACTGTAACAAATAATGATATGATGAGATTAATAATTGAAATGATACCAATTTACGAAATTGAACATCAAATAGATTTATTTGATAAAATATCATTCTTACAAAGACATAAACCAATTGCAGATAAACATAATATTTTAGCTATATATGATAATAAAGGAAAAGAAATTCCTATTAAAGATGATGAAAAATATATCAAAAGTATTAATAGTGATTTAAATAATGAAGTTTATAATAAAAATATTAAATTATCTGCGAAAGTACATAACAAATCAAATGAAATAAAAAATATAACAACACATGATTGTGAATTTACTGTAGATGGAGATATTAGAAACACATACAAAAAACAAAATCCTATTTTAATTGCAAGATTAAAACCAAATGATAAAATAAGTTTTACAGCAACTGCCGAACTAGGTATCGAAAAATATGGTGCATTATGGGCAACATCTGTTATTGATAAATATAAAAAAATATCTGATACAGAATGGGAGTTTGCATTCCATACAATGGGTACTTTAAGTACAAAATCTATATTTAATAAGGCATGTAATATTATTATTAAAAAATTAGATATTATTAGAAAATATATTATGGATACTTATGCAGATAATGCTGAAATGAAAAAGAAAAATGATATATCTATTATTTTACATCAAGAAACGCATACAATGGGTAACTTAATATCTGAAACATTAAGAAATCATGATAATGTTAAATCAGCTGCATATAATATGCCACATTTATTGATTGAGGAAGTCATAATTTATTTATTCACGGAAACAACAAATCCTCTAAAAACATTTGAAGAAGTAATGAATTATCTTAAATTACTTTATATGGAAATATTAAGACAAATGTAAACTATTATTAATATATAACTATTTATTAATAATAATTAAATATTCTAATGAATAAAAAAGTGTTTAAATATAAAAAATATATTGTAATAATATACTAGCTTGCATAAAATAAATGTATATTAATAAAATAGACGAAGTTATTGATAGAGAAATAGATAGATTTTATTTAGAAATATTAACTAAAAAATATAATAAATTATTCAGTAAATTTATTAAAGCTGATGATGATAATTTTATACAAGATCAATCAAAAATTAATGATTTGATTCAAACTTTTATGACAGAACTAGATGTAAGTCAACTTAAAAAACTTATAAATAGTGAAGAAAAAGTTAATAGTGTTTCCAATATTATTAAAAGATATATTGCATATTATGTTTTCCTAACTATTGCTTTTTATTATAATGGTAGTCAATCAACATTTTCTAATAATATCGTAGAATTTTCAAAATTACAAGAGCTTGTTGATATAAAATATAAAATACCAAATTTTTTTAATAGTGAGAATAATGCACAAATTATTAAATTTTTTGCATTAATCAAAGATATTATTTATTTAATAAGATTAAATGATGCCCAAATTAAAACAATTAATAAACGTAAATATTTTGACTCAATTATGTTTCTTAATCAATTGGGTAAAGAATTTATCGACGAGCATTTGATTCAATTAAAAAATATAGATAAAAATACAACAATTGACACTAAAGTTGCTGTACATAACTTGATTAAAACCTTAGTTTTTAGAGATATATACATCAAACAAGAAAAAATAGATGTATTCAAAATGTTGAATGAAATTGAAAAAGAAGAAGGTGAATACAGATATATTGATATTGTTGTTTCAAAAGATAATGTTATTGATTATAGTCAATTTGAACAAATGTTAAATTTACCACAAACAGCAAGCAACAAAAATTTAATATACGAATTATATAAATTAATTACAGAAGAAGCAACAAATATCAATGTTAAATATCTATCAGCTGATGATAAAATTTCTAAATTACTAGAATCTTCATTTTTAATGCCTATAACAGATGAATTTTTAAGATATCATAAAGATAGCGAAAAAATAGATGAAGTAATTGATTATTTCAATAAAGCTAAGGATAATAAGAAAAAAAAGAAAGAAAATACTAAAATTCATTATGTTATCAATAAAATAGAAAATATATCAGAATTATATTCGGAAACTGTTAAAAAAAATTCAGATTTACAAAAAGAATTAAAAAGTAAATTTTATGTTCCGTTATTAAATAGAAAAGCAATTCTTTATAATGATCACGAAGAATTAAAAATCATAAATAAAATTTTAAATTTGGGTAAGAGAAATATTGAAAGTAATGAATATTTTATGGATCTCATTAATTATAGAACATATCCGTACATTAATTTTAAAGATTTTAAAAAATATGGTTTCAGTTACAATATTCCAAATAATCTTCATAAAACATTATTATCATTACGTTATTCTAATATTGAAACTTTAGAATCAAATAAAAATGAATCTGGTGGTAAAAAATCAAATAATAATGATATTGAATTTAGAGTTGGTGTCAGTGATAAAACAGTAAATATAGTAGGAATATGCATTAAACCATTTAATAGAGCAATTGAATGTTTGAAAATAAAAGATTTGATTAATATTAGAACAGTACCATGGAAAGATATAATGTATGGAAATGAAATATCAAATGATGAAGAAGAAATAATAAATAATGAAGAAAATGGGTTTTTTAAATTATTATATTATATTAAAAATTTTATTATAAACTGTAAAGCTGGACATTCTGAATCAAAAACAAAATCACCATATTCATTGTTGGAAAATAATGCGATATATTGGATATTTGACACAGAAAAAGACACAACATTCTTGAATGGTGACAACAATAATAATAATGAGAATATAGTAAATTTCCAAAGTACTATCAAAACAATGTTAAGTAAATTATATGATGATTTAAATATTGAGATATCCAACAAAATTATTAAAATGATTCATAAGAAAAATAATATGAATCAATATGATGGAATTAATCTTGTTAAAGATATTGATAAACGTATTTTATCAGTATCCGATAGTAATGAATATGATAAATATTATGAAAAAATTAAATATTTACTTTACTATTTTAAAAATAATATTACAGATCAAAAACAATTAATTGACGAATATAATATTGATAAGAAAAATATGATAAAATTACCTGAATATGTAAAACCTATAGATATATCACCTTTCAAAATAGCTGTTGATATGACGAATACTTTCTACCCTACAGAATATGTTAAAGCTAATATACTCAAATATAAATTTGGTGTAAATATAAAGGAAGAGAAAAATGACGAAACTATATGTCAACATGTTGTTATTTGGAATAATATAAGTCATACAAGTCCTGATAAAAGAAAAGATTTAGCTTATTTTAATAACCAATTAACAAATTTCATCGATAAATATTTAATTATTAATAATGAATCAGATTTTGTTTGTAAAAGTTGTGGTGAAGTTGTAAATCTCAAAAATTTCGTGATGGATGGATCATTTGATAACAATCAACAAAAATTCGTAACATCCTATATACCATTTGATATTGAATTAAAAGATATTCCAGAATATCAAAAGTATACAAAATTAATTGAAAAGATGGAATTTTTATTAGATAAAATATCATCTATAACTGGAGTTAACTATTTTATGATACCAAATGAATCTACAAAAAGAAGAAGAAAAAAATTAATTAAAAATACAATTGATTTGGTAAATTTACAATATAAAAGATTGAACAAAGTCAAAAGATCACCTAGTAGATATGGTATATCTAGTGATTATACCAATTTAATACTTTTTGAAATTGATGACAGTATTTTAACTATTGATAGATCAATACTTGATAATTTAAATGATAGAAAAAATGCATTAAAAGCATTACAATATAATAATGTTTTAATATATTTATTATTACTATTTATTATAGAAATTAATGATTCACATATCAAATCTATTAATTTTGACAAACTTGCAAATGCAGATTTTTATGATAGATATTCTGCAAAATTATTTGCTAATTTACAAATTAAACGTGCTGTTAATTCCAACGAATTATTACTTTTAAATGATATACCAATATTTGGTTATATTTTATATATGTTTTCTTATTTATTATTTAAATATAAATTATGGTTATATCCAACAAATACAAAAGCAAATTTTGCAATTATACAAAAAATTATAGTCACCACTGCAATAGATGCACTTAATTCTATAGTTGAAGTTGCAGATAATGTTTCAAGAGAAATGACTGAATTTAATGAATTCAATAGTAAATATTATATTTATTCAATGTTTACTTCAAAAATATATTCATCGATTGATACATTATATAAAAAACGTGACATTCTTGATTTCCTTAAAACTTTCCAAAATAAAAAATTATCTTTAAGAACAAAACAAGATGATAAAAAAATTCAAATTAATACATACAATACTACTAATGGTCTAAATACTATATCATTGTCAGGAAAAAGTGATGCAACAACTGCAGAACTACCAACATTTACAAAAATACCCAGTAGATTTGTTTTTGGTACATTATTCAAAGATCCAAATTTGATTATGAAAATGCCTCTATTAAATGTATATAATCAGATTAATACATTAACTAATTGTCCATCTGGATATTTCCATAAATGGATATTCGAAGGAAAAACATTAATATGTTCAAATTGTAAATATGAACTAAATGAAATAAATTATGAAATTGATTATTATAATAAGGATAATAGATCAATTCTCGAAAATTACAATTATATTAGATTACAAAAATTAGCACAAAAATATTGTAATAGTGGTGATATTCATATATTTGAACAAAAACAAAGTGGAGACAAAATTGTTGATTCTTGTAAAATATGCGGTAAACAATCAGACTATCAATATTCAACAGATGAACTAGATAAATTAAACGATAATTTATTAAAAAATGAAAATGATTATGTTAACGAAGCAAATTATGAAAGAAAAGTATATTTTAAAGATCTTGCCGATTTCGATGAAAATGTACAAAAATTATACAAGGAAAAATATAGTAAGTTTGAAAAAACTTTCACGGAAGAAAACAAGCTGAAGTTCATCGATATTCTAATAGATAACATACAACAAAATATAGGTATTGATACAAATTTAGGCACAAGTAAATTACCTATATATATCAAAGATAATGTATACATTGTTGATCATCAATATGATGGAACATCACTTACTGAACCAATTATAATCATTGAAAAAGATAAAAAAGTACATTTTAAAGAAAATCACACTCATTTCAATACTGATGTAATATATTATACCGATTATAAATCAGGACATATTGATGTATATTATAATGCAGTAACCCTTGCTTTACTTGGTTATAAAAAACAAAATAAAGAATATGTTAATTTTATTCCTAAAGGATCTAATAAATATCTACATATTAATTATAGTATATATCATAAAATTAAAAATATGGGATATCCATCTACTTATATCAAAATTAATGATATATATCAAAAAATTAAAAATGATAATTTAAATTTAAATGATAGTGAAATCATTAGAGAAATTCTAAATTTATTATCTAGAGAAAGAATAGATCGATTGAAAAAAATTATGTACATAATAATTAGAACATTCAATCAATTGAAGTATTATAAAAATATACAAACTAATTTTATTAAACAACAACCCAAACAAACATATACACCTAATGTGTCAAAACCTGTTAGTGAAGACGTTTCGGATAATTTAATTCCACAAGTCAATGTATCACGTGATCAAAGTAATACAAGTAAAAATATAAATATGAATGATTTAATAACGAAATCAACTAAAATTTTAAATAAAATTAAACTTGATAAGATATTTAAACATTGGACATTCTTACCATTAGCTATTTATAATAAGGATAAACCAAATTTCTTAGTAGATAATCTAAACAATATGACTATATTGAACAGTCATGTAACAATGTATGATGATTCTGGTAATTTTATTATTTATTATATTGTAAATCGTTTATCTAAATTGATTAATATAAATGATGATAAATTCATACGTAAAAACTTAGCAATGTTCATAATACAATTAATAAATTATATTAATCAATTATATAATGAATCTGATTATGGTAGAGAACATGATCTCAAAAGATTTAAATATATTTTATTTGGTAACGAATACACTATCGATATGGAAAGAAAAGGTCATGGTATCCAAATTAAAAATGATTATGATGAGGCTCAAACAACCGGAATTTATGAAGAATATATTACTGAAGATGAATTAAATGATAAACATAGACTCGAAAAACTCGAAGACGATCGTGAAAGAGCTGATGCAATTGATCTTGATGGTCCAATGGATTTTGAAACAGATGATGATGATTATTTTGAAAATAATGTTGTTAATGAATGGGATGGAGGAGATGGAACTGATCTTCTATAAATTATTTAATTTATAGATATTATTAAATAATAATTTATTATCTAATAATATAGAAATGAATATATCAATCACACATATTGTTATTTTTGTGTTATCATTATTTATAATATTCACATTAATCAAAAAAAATAAAAAAAATAACACAAATATAACTCTTTCAAAACCAATTAAAAAAATATATAATAATCCAGTTGAAAAACCTCAACAAAATAATATTCAATATTTTAAAAATAAACATATTGATAATAATATGATACTATCTGTACTCAATAAGAAATTTATAAAATATAAATATGTTATGTTCAATTTAAGTAATCTACCTGTAACAAGTAAAAAACTATTACAATCCGAAGCAAAAACATTAATAAAATCAATTTTACATAACTTCAATAATTCATTAAAAAATTATAACACACATCTTAAATTATTAGAAATTGTACCGCTTTATAAAATGGAAACGGAAATTGAATGTCAATATTCATTACAATTATCCTTATCTATTGAATCTTTAGATAAAATATTAGAAGTTGAACAAAAAATATTAAGATTACAATTAGTAATTTTAGTTCATAAAAAAGATGATCATGGAAATTTTTTTGATAAAGTTTTAATAGATTCATCAAAAAAATCATTAAATAATATCGAAAAAGTATTCATCACACAAATTAAAGAAATTAATAATATGGACAATAATTATGAATTAAATGGTGATTCAATTAATAAACGAACTATTAGTGAAATTATAAACAATGTCAAAGAAAATCATAAAAATGAAATGGGTGATCTATATGAACAAATTATGTCAGATGAAAACTCAGATGATTAAAAATAAATTATATTTTACCAATTAATTTTTATAAATTTTATAAAAATTAATTACTTGACACAATATCATTAAAATTTTTAATAATAGAAATTATAAATTCTTCTAAATGAATAATTTCTCTTCTACCCAAAATACCTCTATGTTCGTACTCTGCTGCCTTTTCTATTAAAACATAAATTAATTGATTCTTAATTTTTTTATTAATATTAAATGTAATTAATTTATCAATGATATTATTTGTTATTAATTTTATTATTTCACTCAAATTGATATTTGTTATTAATAAATTATATAATTGATTTCTTATTTGTTGTAATTTTTTTGCAACATTAATTTTTTCACCTGTTATATTTTCTATATCTGATGTTGCAAAAACATTTTCTCTTATTTCATCTAATAATGAATTAATAGATAATTCTGTACTACAATTGTGTTTCTTTAATTCTAAATACCACAATGCTCTCTTAATATTATTATTTGATTTATCTAATATTTCTTTATAGCTATCAATATCGAAATCCATATTTTCATATGCAGATATTTTATATACCAATTCAAAAATTTCACTTCGTGTTGGTGATGGAACTCTAAAACAACAACATCTACTTATTAATGGCTCAATTACTTTTGATAATGAATTACATACCATTATAAATCTACAATTATTTGCATATTTTTCCATTGTAGTTCTCAATGATGTTTGTGCATTATATGATAATTGATCTACATTATTAATAAATACTACTTTAAATGGCTTGCTTGTATTAAAAAAATCAAATTGTACTCTACTCGCATATTCTTTAATGATATCTTGTACAATATACTTATCATAATTATTATTATTTGGCTCTATCACAATATGATAATTACTTTGCTTTATTTCTATTTCTGTTGTTAAATTACTACTACCAGTAACAGTATATTTTGTTGTTGTCATATTATTTACTTCTGTGTCAAAAATTGTCTCTAAAAAAAATCTAACTAATGTTCTTTTACCACATCCTTCTGGACCATAAATTATTATATGTGGAATTGAATTATCAAGTGCTATAGTTTGAAGTTTTTTTATTAAATCTTTATGTAATATATATTCATCAATATGTTTTGGCTTATATTTATCAACAAGAAGCATTTTATTATTTTTACACGATATATGTTTAAATATTATTATCTTATTATTTAAACATATTTCAATTTTTTTCATCAATTTTTTTATTTTCATTTAATTTTTTTAATTCTAATGTAATAATGTTTAATATTTTACCAATTACACATGATTCATTTATACTGTATACACCTTTATGAGATCCTTTATCAAATGATGATAATAATAATTCTAAACAATCATTGTAATTATATTTAATATCATTTATTGTAAGATTTTTAGAAATATCTTTGTTGTTAATTATATTCCTAATAAATTCAAATACAGTTTTTGTTACATATGCTTCATCCAAAGAATATGCACCTGTCAAATTTGCTTTATTTAATGCATCATATAAAATGCTTATACCATTTTCAACATTAAGTTCAATTTTGTCGGACATTTATTTATATTTAATGTTATTAAATATAAATAAACATTTATATATTTATAATCTTGGGTCAATATTTGTATTATTATCATTAAATATTAATTTGCATAATAAATTTATATATTCATTATTATTTTTATTTAAATCAGAATATTTTATTTTTAATAAATTATTTCCTAAATTGTATTCATATAATGATTTTTTTACCTTTTTATCAATATTTTTTTGTCTTATTAATTTTTTATATCTATCAGTATCCAAATAATCATATCCATATATTATACTTAAATAATTGGGATTTCTAACTTTCATCATTGGAGCACATCGCATATGATTTGTGTCATTTATTATTGGCTTAACAACAACACCTTCTAATGCATCAATATTTATTATTTTATTATTAATAATCTTTGTATGATTATTTGTTATATGTGTATAAAATAATTTTAGATTCTTCATTTGATTATCAAAATTATCAGATAAATCAATATATATATTATACCCATTTGATTTAAATATATTTGTGTCAAATGTACAATGCAAATCATTATTGTCACATATCATTTCAAATATTTTCTGAGGATTTTTATCATCTATTATTATTTCATTGTCATTTGTATCAACTATTTTTAATAAATTAAATGGTTTATATTCTATATTACCCTTATTATTTCCGTAATTGTCTATTTGTTTTTTATAATTTTTATAATATGATTTATATTTTTCTATATCATAACCTTTGGTAAGGTAATTATTATATTTTAATTCTTTCAGAGTTCCATCATCGATTTTTTCATTATTATTATATTTATTGATTAATTCATTATAAATATCTGAAAATCCAGATTCATCTAATTCCTTTAATTCTGATTCTACTCCATATTTAATAGTGTTAAATGTTTTGTCTATTAAATCTTGTCCCAAAATAGACCATGGTAATAATTCACCATCAAATATAATTAATTTTAATTTACAATTATATATATTTTCTAACTTAACAAATACATTGTCATATAATTTATTATATATGTTACTCAAATTCACTTTTTTTATTACAAAACCATTTCTTGATACAGCATAACATTTTTCTAAATTATCTACATCTTTGATATTATATAAATATATTTGACATCTTGATCCCATATATTTAGGTTGAATACTTAAACCAATCACTTCTTTGAAATTTTTATAATATTCAATTGCATCATCAATAGATTCAAGTGAATTTGTAATAATATTTGATTTTGGTGGAGATATTGTTCCTGAAATATAATTAATTTTATTTTTAATCATTTTATTTATTATTCGCTTTTCATACTCATCTAATGAATCCATAATATTTACTACAGTTTTAATTTCACGTTCTTTTAATTTCTTATCATATAACTTTATTAATTCTGTAGTTTTATTAACATATTTACAATCAACTGAAATATATTTAATATACTTATAATTTTTACCAACAAATATACCAGTTAATTTGTTACCATATACTGCACCTGTGTCAATACCAACCAAGTTCCCATCATGTAATACCTGATCGAATGATAAATGTCCAAAAATATGTTTTACATTATATCTATCTAAATCTTTTTTATTTTGCTCTAAATAGTCATATACTTTATGTCTATTATCTCTATCTAGATAAAAATACATTTGTTCTCTTAACGATAAATTATCTATTTTTCCAAGATATTTTATGTTACATGGAGAATGTGTTAAATAATATTTGTTATTAATATTATCATTATTTATTACGAAAAATCTATTCATGTGACTATATATATAGTTAAATTTTTCAATTGCTTCTTTATTATTATATAAATATAGCAAACTGGAAAAGTGAGTATTATAAAATTCATATTCATTATCTTTTAATATTCGCAAACCATTAATAATGTTATAAACTGTATTTTCATGATTACCTAAAATAAATTTAAGTTTTGGCATATGTGTTTCATTATTTTCTCTATATTTTAAATTTTTATAAAAGAAATTAATTGTATTTTCAGTATTATTTCCTTTGTCTAATAAATCTCCTATAAAAATTATTTCATTGTCAATATATTTGTTGTCCCTTAAAAAAATTATTTCATCAATTATTGTAAATTTATCTGATGTTTCTATTAAATCAACTAGTGCTTTCATTGATTCATGTAAATCTCCAATAATAAAATAATTTTTTTCTTGAGTCAATAAATTTTTAAAATAATTTTCATAATTTTCAATATTAATAATTATACTTTCATTAGTAATGTTATTTATATTATCAACGATAAATTTATTTGAGAAATGACATTTAGTACCATTATCTAGTACAATTTTTTTATTTATTATAGGTAAGACATCTCTTTTGAATCTTGACAAACTATTAAATAATTCATTATCTTTACATATTCTATTATATTTAATATAATCATTTCTATTTTTATAATCAAATAAAACAACATCAACGTTATAATTATTATTATCAGCGATCTCAAATACTTGTTTACGAAAAATTTCAGACATTCCAGATGTATCAAGTATTACAAATTCCGCATTTATTGGGAATGATGTAACATATTTCAATTGTTGGAATAACAAATTAAATGCCATTGTACTAACATCATCCATATTCTTATTATGATATTTATTAAATTTAGTATCACCTAATAAGTTATATCTTGTTTGATCAGATGAAATAACTTGGATATTAGCATTGTAATCATCACTAATATTTTTAAATTGATTTTTTATTTTTTCACTTAATATTTTTGCAAATGTACTTTTCCCGCATTGATATGGACCCACTAATAAAATTATTGTGTGAAGTTTCAAATTAAATATTTTCATTTTGATATTATCAATATTTTATTAATAATATTAAAGATTATCTATTTAAATTTCAACTTTTTGTATAATACATCCTTGTGTAGGTGTTAAGATATTTCCATTTTCAATAACTTTATCACCTATATCAATCATATTATACATATAACTATTTTTACATTTTTTCATAATTTCATTAATAAATTCTTCAAATTCATTTTTTGTTGGTTCCCATTTATGATCATCATGTCTCATATCATTATCATCAAAATAATAATATTTATTAAATCCTTTGTTTGGTGTTGTTATTATTATTTTATCATAGTTTAATTCATCACAATCAATTACATTTTTAATAAAATTAATAGATTCATCTTTTTCCATATGCTCGACAACTTCTGTTATGATTATATCAAATTTTTGTTTTTCATAATCAAATGATATAAATTCATCGAATGAATCAAAAATTTTAATATTTTTTATTCCATTAATTGATATTTTCTTTTTTAATTTTGCTATTTCATTTTTATCGATATCTATAGCATAATAATTTATATTTTTATTTTTTTTACTAAATGGAATGGCATAAAATCCTTCACCACAACCTATATCGATTATTGGCTTGTCAAATTTTAATAAAGATTCAATATAATTTCTTCTCTGTATTGCAGTATCACCAATGTTTAATTCATAAGTTATATTAATAGAACTTTTTTCTAATTGATTTTTTAATTTATCAAATAAATTTTTTCTTCCTGTTAATAATCTACTTACTATGATATATCTAATGTAATAACTAATTGAATCATAATGATTTTCTATAATTTTAGCCAATTTTATAATTTGTGAATCAGATATTTCAAAATATTCTTTATTTGTGCAACAAATTAATATCATTAATAAATAAATTGTATTTATAAATTCTTGAGCATTTATCCCATTTTTTGATTTTATTGTTAAATTATATACTTTTGATATCACATTTTTATATTTAACATCTAAATTATTAAAAAAAGATAAATACCTAACAAGTGAGTTTGAATCTATTTTAATTAAATTAAATTCCATTTCATAATAATATGTATCATTATGTAGTTCTGTTTTAAAATTTTTATTTAATGTTCCTGTAAAAAATTCAGTTAATATATTGATATAACATATTGGAGAAACATATTTTAATGAATTCATGTAATCATATCCATCATTTTCGTTCGATGGATATGATGTTTGTCCAGGACTATCCATATATACAACATTATATTTAGTAATATCATTAGTAGTATTTTTTGCATAATATCCAAAACCAAAACCTTTCCTTATTGGTCTAATACATAATCCTCCATTTGGATGTTTATATATTATTAAAGATAAGTTGGGGTTATTTGAAATTAATTTTAAAATTGCCATTATTGTTTTTTATTAATAGATGACAATAATATACAATTTAATAAATAAATAATCAATTTTTTATTTTATAATTTATATAAAAAACTAATTATAAATTAATAATAAAATGCCAGAAGGTCCAGAAGTCGCAATATTAAGTGAGGAATTAAATAGTTATTTTAAAAAACATAAAAATGATTATATTTTAAATTGTACATTTTTTGTTGATAAAAGTAGATTTTTAGATAATCATTATTTTAGTCAAAATGGTACATTCGCTCAATTTAAATCTGATATCGAAAAACATCATTATCGTTTGGGATCTGTGCGATCAAAAGGTAAATTTTTATTATTTACATTCCTACGTATCGATAATCCAAATGATAAATGGTATTTAATGAGTACATTGGCACTTGCTGGTTATTGGGAAATTAATGATCAATTTGAAGAAAATAGCGCAAACAAATTATACAAACCAAAAAAAAAAAAGATAATAATGACAATAAAATTTACTAATAATATTGAATTGACATATCTTGATCCTCGATTTGGAAAAATGGCTTGGACTAAATCTAAAACTATTGTTAAAGAAAGATTAAGTAAATTGGGACCAGATCTTCTCAAAGATAATTTAATTTATGAAGATTTTGCAAAAACTATCAAAAAATATCCTAAAAAAAATTTATTAAAATTACTTGTTATGGAACAAAATATATTTTCAGGTATTGGAAATTATGCATCTGCCGAAATATTATATCTCGCCCAAATTTCTCCATATCGAACAGTAGGAAGTCTAAGTAACGACGAACTAATAAATTTATTTTATTGTATACGATATGTTTTAAAATTAAGTTATTTTATGCAAGGTGGTAAAAAAAATTATTATCCTGGAATTAAATTAAATAGTGAAGATACTAAAGAATTTAAATTTAAAGTATATGGTAAAAAAGGAAAAAATGCTTTTGATCCATTTGGAAATAAAGTTAAAGCTGATAAAATTATGGGTACACGTACAACATATTGGGTACCTTCAATTCAAAAATAATTATATTATCTATATTATATATAATAATATAATTATGATTATCCAAAATGTTATTGCTGCTATGTTTTATATTTTGATTGTTGTAACATTCATTTTAATGAATAATAATAATAGTGAAATTAATAAAATTAAAAAAAATTGGAAAATTGCAAAAAATGCAGCAGAAATAGTATTTTCGCAAGTCGAAACAAGGAATCGTAATAATTTATTTATTTATGGTCATGTTTATGCTAGTGGATACCAAACTCCTGAATATAGATCTGTTATTGAATATAAATATAAAATTAATGGTAAAGAATATTATAATTCGCAAGTACAATATAATCAACCTTGGCTATCTAGCTTAGTTACCGCAAATAGATTAGTTAGATTATATAAAACAGGTACAACTGTCGATTTAATATATAATCCTCAAAATCCAAGCCAAACTTTCTTATTAATGCCTTATGAAAGTAATTTTACATATTATATATGTATGATACTTTTCTTATTGTTAGCATTATATTTCACATACATTAAACAATTAAAAAATTGAATAATTTTTTAATTAAACTACCATACATAATAGATACTATCATATTGAATAATCTAATAATTGAATATGGGAGTTGATACTGGTATTGTTGTTGGATATGGAATTGAAGTCTCTGGTGAAATTAGAGATGAAGTATTTGATATACTTGAAAAAAATTATGAATATATAGATGATGATGATAATGATCTTTTTTTTACAGTTTACAGTGACGGATATTATCCAGAATCCGATATAGTAATTTTATTGGTGTCCTCAGTATATGAAGAAAGTTACAAAACGGGATTAAATTTAGGAATTACATTTAAATATCCCGAAATTCAAAAAATATCGCAAGATGATGATAAAAAAATGAATAATTTATATGAATTACTTGTATCAAAACTCAAATATGATTCTTTAATAGAAAAACCAAAGAAACTTATTTATATAAGAGGATGTTAATTTTTATGATATTTAAAAATCATATATTGTATATGATTTTTTAAATATTTATAAAATTTTTATAAATTGTGTATATAAAAATTGAAAAAATTTAAATATCTTATATCCATTATATTTGTAGATATTATACACAATGAACACAAAATTAGATATTATTATTGGTTATGGAATTGAAGTATCAAATTCAAACAAAGAAAAAATAGAATGTTTATTACATAAACATTATGGTTATGATACTAATAAAACATTATTTTTTACAACATATTCTGACTGTTTTAATAATGAAAGTGATTTGGCTATTATGTTAAAATCGTCTATATTTTATCAAAGTAATGAAGTTGGATATAAAATGGGATGTGTATTTAATTTTAATGATTTTCCTAATATCACAAATGAAGATTGTGAAAAGATGGAATCATTATATGAAATGTTAATAAATAATACTGAAAATACATTTTCTATACGTCGGCCCCGTAAAATGGTGTTTATTAGAAATAGTTAATATTTGTTATTTCATTTTAAATCAAAATAATTAATTTCATAATATATTATATATACTATGAATTTAAATATTTGTATTGTAGTTTCTGTATTAACATTAATATTATTTTTATGGATTAGTAGTGGAGAAGTGGAACATTTTAATAATATAACAAATGATTTATGTATGGAATACAAAGAACCTAATCATTGTTTCACTAAATTTTTTGAGAATGAAAAAAAAGGTAATTATTATGAAGGTATAATATTTTATCCTTCACAAAATGGTAAACCACAAAAATGTTGTCTTAGTAAAAATAGAGAATATGTTGATATCATAGGTGATCGAAATTATGATAATTCTTTTATGTTTAAACCTTATGATATTAATGATTTTGATATACCAAAATTTATAAATAAACGTAAAGCTAAAATTGTTTTTGGTAGTAATATTGATTCTAAAAAATGTCAAAATATATGTAATAAATGTAAATTAGGCAACTGTCCTAATAATTATAAATGTAAAATGATGTATTCACATCCTGAAATTAATTGTATTATAGCAAATAGAAATACTTATAATGAAGATAATCCAAATAGTGTATTAAAATATGATACCAATAGTAAAACAGCATTACATAGAGCATCCGATGTTAAATGGTCTATTTAATTAATTTCTTTATCATTTGATAAATAAATTAATTAATTAATATAACTCACATCCATTAGAATTCGTAATTTTACTTTGCAAAATTAATGCACCATTGACAATTGATCATATTAATCCTATCAAATCAACAAAAAACTTGTAATCAATCACTTAAGGAATTTCTATTACATCAGTAATTATATAGGTATCATTATCAAGTTTAGCTGGTAATCCGTTATCTAATAATATTCTCCCAATTGGGTAGTATAAATCGTAATCATATACAATACCTGATTTTTCGTAATACCAACATGGTAATTTTTCAGAATAATTATTTTCTGCTTTCTTTATTACTGCAAATATTTTTCTAACTTTAACGCTCTCAATACTGGCATTTCCACTGTTTAAACCGTCATCCAATTTAATATCATCTTTGACATAATCTTTGTATGCTGGTCCTGGATTTTTATTAAACAATACTTTTTCTGAAAATTGGAAACATTTATATTCTTGGTTCATCATATTATGATTTTTAAACAATACACAATCTACTGCAGCTTGTTTTAATAATGTTAAAAATGATTCATTTAATGTATTTTTTTCTCTTGCAACATTTTCTAAATAATGATCAGTTGTATATATGCTTAAATCTGTTCTCATCCTAATTTGTTGATTTTCTTTACTATTTGTTTCTTTTGCTAATTCTATCAATTCATTTACCCTATTTTTATTTTTATAAACTTTATATCTAAATACTTCAACATGTCTTTCATTCATTGGTAAATTTTTATGAGAACAACCTCTGATGGCTCTACCTATCATTTGTGACATTCTAACCTCATTCCAATATGGTTCCATAAGATGTACTTGCCTTACATTTTCTAAATTAATACCTTCAGTACCAGAAGGACTGATCATAATAATTTTAATTAATTTTCCATATTTATTATCAGGATTATTGAATATTTTTAACATTTCTTTTCTTGCATTTTTATCTGGTATTCCTCCATGAAATTCACCATATCTATAATAATCTTTATTTTTGTCATCACCTGAATCTCTATGATCCGCAAATCCAAACACTGATAAATATAATTTAAATATTTCCAAACCTTCCATTCTCACATAGTTACTATATACTAATGCGGAACCTGGAGATAATAAAATATTAAAAACAGTACATAAGAATTTTGGTGATAATTCATACATTGCATTAAATAATTTAGATGTTTTTAATTTCTTTTTTTGTACCATTTTACAATATTTTACAAATCTATTTCCTATTGTTGGAAATTTAGAATTATTTACTTTTCTTTTATCATTTACATATTCTTTAAATTTATTAAAATCATCCATAATTGTATGTTTTTCATTCTCATCTTCCTTTTTTATTGTATTAAAATATTTTTTTAATCTTTCAATATATAGTGCAATTGTTTCTGTATATTTTTGTAAATTAATAATTCTTAAATTTTTATCACCTCCACTTGCCTCATATTGTTCAATTTTTAATTTACCTTTTCCTTCATCAATTAATAGTGCTTCCTTTTCTGTAATTTTAAATTTACCGGGTCTTGGTCTTTCTTCACCATTAACGTATTGATCAATATATGGAAAAACAAAGTTACATGATTGTCTTGTGTATGATCTATACATTTCGATGTCGTCATTTTTCTTTCTTCTTGTTGCCTTCTTTTTTTGAATAGCATCTTCAATATTTTCAAAATATTGATAAACATCTGTGTGATATTTCGACATTTCTAAATCAATATAATTTATTGTTTTTTCTGCAAATAAATCTGGTGTTGAACCAACATAATATGATACTAGTCCCAATATACGTCTTTGGAACATATTTCTACTCGTTGGATTTATGCTATTTGATGATGGACTTAAATATAATTGATTAAATACTGATTCTGATTTTGGAAAACTATCAGGTCTTAATAAATTAAATAATAATGCCAACTCGTATGGATTATTTATAATTGGAGTAGCTGAAATACACACAATACGTATTGAAGGATCTTCTTTCTTTTCACGAGTAATATGATCATATATATTTTGTGCTCTCTTACCAACTTTTGAATTTATATTACTGTATACATTTCTAATAAAATTATGAACTTCATCAAATATGTACAATGTTTTTTTATTATTATCTATTTTTTTAATAGTTTCCATAAAATCTCTATCAGCAAAAGGTGAATCATAATGAATAAAATAAACGTTATCCATCATTTTTGTATCTTTTATCCATGTTTTTAAATCTTTCATCCACGGATCATCTTTTAATGATGCTTTAATCATTAAAAATACGTTCCATTCTGTCGTATTATTATACAAAACATTATATATGTTAATAGCAGTTGCTGTTTTACCTGCACCCAAACCATGATAAATTAAAATATCTCTAAATGGACTATTATAATCCAAATATTTCGCAACAAATTCTTGATATAATCTCAACTCTAATTTATTTGTTATTGAGCATGGATCTTCATCTGTTTTTCTTATAATTTCAGGTAATTTATATTTTTTAAAATGTTTAAGAATCCACAACGGGAATATTCTTCCATTTGTTTTAAGATCAATATACGTTTTTTTATTTTTATCTGGCATATTTTATATATAGTCCAATATATAAATTATACGAGAAATTAATTTATATTTATTTAATATATTCTCCAATTTTTAATATTTTGAATAATTTACTTCTCATATTGAGTAGCTCATATCTACTCAATAATCTTATTCTATTATTTTCGACACCTTCCATTATATTTTCTATTACAAAATCATTATTATTTTCATCTATTATATTGGAATTATCTATATTATCATTTACATCATTATCAATTATATTATCTCCATCATTTAGTGGCTCTTCTGAAGATGATATTGAATCTGCTACAGTAAATGATACTATAAAATCATCGAATTTAATGATATCTATAAGTTCATATAAATTTTGAATATTAACAGATGGATCATATTCAGTATTCCTAGACACTGAATTAATCATTATGATATTTGATATATTGACAATCATTACAACTTTTAATAGTTCAATGAAATTTGATTTTTGAAAAAATCCCCCTCTAAATAAATAATCATATGATAAATTTGCATTTTCATCATTATAAAATAATGCTACCAAATCTTTACATTTATCATCATTTGCAACAATAGTAAAAAAATCTTTAATTGTAAAAGTTGTATTTGTTGGTTTTTCAATTGTACCAAATATTTTATAATATGTACTCAGACATTTATATAACTCTCCCAATATACCAGTTTTTAATATATATGTCAATAATCTCAATAATGTCGAAAAATTATCTGATAAATTATATTTTGATTCAAATTCAAATATATCAGCTAATATTATATCTATTTCTTCTAGATACATTGTAACCACATTATCAATATATTTTTTTTTATTACCAAGTACGATATTTTGTATGAATGGATAAAATTTTACTGTTTCTAATTGTAAAGCATATGAATTAGCAACCTTTCCATTTATGATTAGATTTGATAATGTTTCAATATCTACAAACTTAATATCATTATTTTTAATAATTTCTCCATTAATATGCAATTTTTTATTAATTGGTTTTATGGTAGCAATACCTATTGTATTTATATCATATGAAAAAAAACTACTAATATCTAATTGTGGTTGTGATAATCCAATTTTATATTGATCAATATTATTATCATTATTATCACTATTTACTTGAGCACCTTGCATTGATATATCTGTAATATTAAATTTATCAAAAAATGGTTCAAAATCATTATAATTAACAATAATCTCTTCATAATTTTCATCAAAAATATCAAACAATACTTGCGCATCTATCACATCTTTTGGCTTTACTAGTTCCATCGAATATATGTACTTATCATAATTATTTGTTGTTAAATTACTGTATATTTTTTTTGTATATGAACTTATTAAATATTTTGTAATTACTTGTAAACAATTATTTACTTTACTTATTAACATCATATAATTTTTATTAACATTAATAACATCATCATCCGTAATATTATCCATTTTATTATTGATATATAATATAAATAATAAAAATCTGTTTTATATAATTATTATTATATTCTTTTATTCTCCATATTTTTTAATAAGATAAAAAAATGCATCTTTTGCTACCAACTGTTCTGCATTTTTTTTAGAATTACTTGTCGCTTTGGAAATTAAAACTTCCTTATTATAATTTGTTAATATGAATGGATCATACATACACATCGTAAATTTCTTACAATGATCTGGACCTTCTGTACCCAATAAATTATATGTTGGATTTATTGATAATTTTTTCTTATGGAAATAAATTATTAACATATCTTTATAATTTGTTTCATTATTTGCAAGCTCTTCTATATTTATTTCTTTATTAATTATCGATAACAAAAAATCTTTACATATTTTTAATCCTACGTCTAAATATAATGCTCCAAAAAATGCCTCAAAACACCCTGATGTAATGTTTACATTTTTTCTACCATTCATATCATTTTCTATTTTTGATGATATAAGTATATTTCTATGTAAATGTGATTTTCTAATTAAAAAAGATAATTTGTTTCTATTTTCTAATTTGATTCTTAATCTTGTTAAAAAACCTTCATCTTTATTTGGATATAATTCATATAAATATTGTGAAATTATCAAATGTATAACTGAATTTCCTAAAAATATTAACCTTTCATTTGACTTATCTTGAAACTCAACTGATCTTATTCTTTCTAAATCATCTAACATTTTCATATACTCGTCATTTTTTACCAAATCATTTACTGGACGTTTAAGATATGATCTATGTGTAAATGCCTCATAATACAATTTAATATCTTTTATTATATTTGGATCAATAAAAACTCCATATTTTGCAAATATTTTTGCTATTCTATATTTATTTATCAATATGTTTTTATAATTATATCTAGATATTTTTTTTGCATTTGGATCATCATTTATTGCTTGCAGTTGCTCATCAAATGCTTTATCATTATTTTTTTTTTCTAACTTTAATTTATGATACCATTCAGGATCTATCATATCTCCACTCATTATTCCTAATTTATTTAATGCCATTTTCGATGCAAATTGCTCTGCTTGTTTTTTTGTATTTGCTGATCCTACACCTACACTACTACCATTTGCATCATTAACATTTACTTTGAATATTTTCCTTTTGTTGTCAATTATTATATCATTGTAAACTGGATTTCCCCATGCTTTTTGATGATAATATCTCAATAAAATATCTTTATAATTATTGTCATAATACAATATATTCGATAAATCCTTATGTGCCTCAATCATATTTATTACAATATTAGATGTTATCGTATAATTTTGATCAATATACACTGCACCTATAAATGCTTCTACGATATCTTCTATTATATGGTTATTAATTTTAACATTATGTGCCATTTCAATAAATCTATTTAAACCAACTATCTTTGCGATATGTACCAAACTTTCTGAATTTTCGATTTTTGTTCTCAACCTTGTCAAAAATCCTTGATCTTCTGTATTATATCTATTATATAAATATTCCGCTAATATTAAATGCAATACTGAATCACCCAAAAATTCTAATCTTTCATAACTTCCTGTTCCTGGACTATTTTCAGTTATACTTGATTCATGTTTAAATGCTTGTACATAATACTTTAAATTCTTCCAATGTATATGAAATCCTGCAATTTTATCTTGATCCAAATAACTTCTCAATATCTTATCAATTACACTAATGTTAATTTTATATCTTTTTTGCATTCCTGAGCTATTTGTTCGTACAATATGATCGATCTTTTTATTATTGATCATATTATTTGAATAATTATTTGGTCTATTCATTTATAATATTATTCTTTGTATTTCTTTATATATTACTAAGATTATTATTATAAAAAATATTTTCATCTTTTTCAATAAAATTTGCTATTAAGATCATTTTCATTTACTGCTCCATCGTACACAGCATTTCCTAAATTTATAAAATTTGTTAATTCTTTTCTATAACCATTTATAATTTTTTGTGGATTATAATTTTCTATTATTTTTTGATAATATTGTTTTAATTCAATTGATCCATTCGTATAATATATTAAATTGTCTATTTTTTTAAAATATGTGGGTGCATTTCCTACCCAACCTAAATTTTTATATGTTGAAAAATAATAATTTAACCTTGTTAGTACAATGACCGTACTTTTTCTACCATATTTTGGAAATATAACTATTGATGGCATAATTCCTAATTCTCTATTAACACTATTATCTGTACATCTCCATTGATTTATTACCACCATTATTTTTCTAATATTATTATTCAACTCTTCATCTGCATACCATGCTAAAATTAATCTATTTAAAAACCATATTTGATATTCAGGTTTCGGCTGTAATGCTATCAAATATTCTAATGCAAGAATTGATTTAATTTCTCCATACATTTCTTTATCAACTGGAACTGAATGCTGATAATTTGTTAATAATAAATCATGTTTTATTGTTTGATATTCTATTGGTTTATTGAGTTGCCATTCATAATGTTTAATTTTATTTTCTTCTGGAAAATGATCTTGTGTAACTATATCTGTTACATCTATCTTTGCTCTAGCTATATATACATATCCATTATATATTTCTGTTATTATGTCATATAAAAAATTATTAATGTCATCTCCTATCTTTACTGCTCTTAAATTTCTATCTATCCATTGAACTATTTTTGATCCTTCATTATATTCACTTGTTTCAACATTTTCTTCGAAAGATTTATTATGAAACATTACATCTGTAATTAAATTATCTATTGCAATAGTTTTATCTACTATTATTTTTGTATCTTTACCCTTTATTAATGGTTTAAATTCATCCAATTTTATTTTCAACTCATTTCTATCATCTTCATTTAATACATTACTATCGTTATTTACATAATTATAAATATAATCATCATCATACTCTTTTAATTTATTTAATAGTAATTGTTGCTTTTCTTTTAATAATCTATCAATATAATTATTAAATCTTATTCTTTGAATATTATTCATTAACATTTTTTTATTTTTAATTTCTAATAATTGCTGTTCTTTATTTTTAATTAAATCTTCATGACTACTAATCATTGGATCAAAATTGTTTATATCAGTATACCCCCATCTATAATTTGCTAATAATGTACTAAAACCGTATCCATAGTTATATTTTTCATATTCTGATAATGTATTATCTCTATATTGTTTTTTCTTTTGATCAGTTAATTTAATAATACATATTGTCCTATTATTTATTAATGATATTACTTTTCCTTGAAACCACATACCTGTATTTGGATTTTGAAATCTTAATTCTCTACCAATTATGGGTGGCCATGGATTTAATCTCATCCCATTTCCACCTTTCATCATTTTGTTTAAATATTCTTCATTTGAAGTTAATTTATATTTTTTGCTCATCATATAATATAATTATTATTATATAATTATTATATTATTTGTTTAAAAATTAATTGTTCACTATTATATTTAATTATCAGTTTCTTCATTAGTTTCATTATCATCTGCATTTTCAGCATCAACATCATCTTCCACATCTATATCATTATTCTGTTCATTACTTGATTTGTATACATTGACTTTCTTATTATGTTCATTTCTTATAATATTTCCAGATGTATTACTAAATATATAATTTGTCGGTGGTGATTTTTCTTTTGATGTTGATGGATCATATGAGTAACTATATTTACCTACTGCACGACGCTTCATCATTTTAAGTCTAAATAATCTATCTTGTGTTATTTGTGTACCAATACATTGAATTTGATACTCTCTAAATGGTGTTTCATCAAGCACTGATTTCTTTTTATTTGCCAAATATTCATTTCGTAATGTCAAAACATTTGATAACATTATTTTGTAATTACTTGATGCTACTTTATTTTTATCTATTCTTGCTCTAACTTCGTTAATCATGAGCATTAATACTAGATAAGAGAATGTTACAAATTGATGATTTAATATACTATTATCCCTATACTTTAATTGAATCTTTTGATATGGTATACACATGCCATTATTATGAAATACAATTGCAACTATTTGACCGTCATATTTAATGATACTTTTATATCCTGTAAGTTGAAAGAATGGATAATATTCTTCATGGATTAATTTTGATTGTTGTTCATCTGGTAATCTTGATTTTATAAAATTAAATAGATCAACAACATCTCTTACATAATTTGTTGACATAAATTCTAAAAATGGTACATTAACTAACATATTTTTACTATTTTTTGATTCTGAAACACCAACATAATAATTATATGCCTCATATCCAGAAACAATCATACTTTTATAATAAGCTTCATTATTCAAAAATTTTGTTTTTATATCCAACAAAATATTTTTAACAGTATCATTTAGTTTATCTGAAACTATTTTTCCTTTTATCAATGGTAATGGAAAATATTTTTGAATTTTATTCATTCTTACAAAAGCTTTTTCCAATCTCCAATAACTTCCTAATGGATCATTTATCATTCTAAAATAATCTATTAACATAAAATGCATATGTGTATATTGAATTCCATTCAATTCTACTGTTCTAATATAATTGTACACATTCTTTGGTACATATGAGATATCTACAATTTTTTCAAAATTCACAAATACTGTATATGTTTCAGCATGTTGTGCTTCTCTTCCTTGAACATATTTAAATCCCATTTCATGTAATTTATTACATAAATATACTAAATCAATTAATGGCTCTGGTGAATATAATTCTATATCTGGAAAATCAAAATCTTTATAAATTGCTAAACTTGGATCAATATTCTTAAAAAATGTATTTAATGCATAACCTCCATATATTTTTCTTTTTTTTTCTCTAATATAGTCTAATACTATACTTTGGACTTTTGTTAACTCATCTAATGTTGGTTCCAAATGCTTTCTTTTATATGTGATTGCTTTTGCTTCAATTTCAGGTACCTTTGAATGTATATATTGAGCTTGATCATCTGTATAATAACGGATTGTATTGCTATTATTTTGCATTTTTATTATTATATTATAATATTTATATTATATATTTTGTGTATTCTCTTTAAATATCAAATTTTTCTATTATAAATAGCAAGATTTCATACTTTCAAATTTTCTTTAAAATCAACACTTCGCTATATAAATATGTACTGTCTTCATAATTATTATCTATAATAAAATAATTCTTATAATTCTTAACAACAAAATCAGTTAACACAATATCTGAATTTAATCGTCTCATTATTACATATCCTTTATATTTTAGCTTCTTAAGTATTAAATCAAAAAGTAGCCTCATATTTGCATCATCCATCCAATCTGTTATATTTGATGTTTGTATAACATTTAAACTTTGATCTTCTATTTTTTCTAATGATTCAATAATATCTAAACATGAATACTCATAATTTATTTTTTCTATCATTTTAATATAACATTCATATTCTTTCTTATTTTCTCTATCATCAAAAGACAAATATGGTACCAATCTATTATTATTATATTCACCATTATTTAAAAAACTTGCTAATATATAATTTTTTTTATAATCCATATTTTTTATTTTGTTTATATAATTTAAAAAATATTCACTAAAATTATTTTTTGTTGACTGTTTTACTGCATTTTCACCAAATATTTTTATTAAATTTTCATTTGAAAAATCATTTTTTATTTTATCATTTTCATTTTTGCATACATCTTTAAATAATTGTTCATATCTACCAACTCTATTAACACCTCTTTTTAATAATTCTTTATGCTCTATCCAATATTCAATACTATTTTTATCTAATCCTTTTAAAAATAATTCATATGTTTCAAAATTAAATCCATTATTTAACATATCTTTTACATAAAATCCTGTGCCTAAACTACTTACCATATATGATTTTAATTTAAGTAATTCTATTTGTGACCTATTTTTATCAATTGCATATATTTTATTTATTCTTTTTATACAATTAGATAATACTTTTTGAGGATCATTTATTGTATCTAAATCAGCTACAAATTTACAAATATTTAATATATTACATCCTCCAGAAGCTATCATGAAAATATTAATATTTTTACCAAATTTTAATAAACATTTATTTATTATAAATTTTTCAATATTTGAATCTTCTCTAACTTGTGAAAAATATATTGGACAATTGTATTCATCATATTTATTATTATTATCTTCTAACATATTAATACATAAAATTATATTTATAATTAATCTTTATATTAAATGTACACACAAAACATTTCTATAATTAAATTAGATCATGATAATTATGATAATTTAAATGAATTAGTAAAAGATTTTGAAATAAAATTACTAGATTGGTATCCATTAGGTGATGATCATTTTCAAATATCTCATGGTGTAAATTATTTTTCATTTTTTAATAGAATTGGTAATTTAACATATTATTGTGCATTTGATAATCATGTCAATTGTTTAGCTGGTGTAGCTGCTTGTATTAAAAGAAATGTTTTAATTGATAATAATAATTCAACTGTTTGGTATTTATGTGATTTAAAAGTATTACCTACGTATAGACAACAAAAAATCCCATTATTAATATTCTTGAATGGATTTATGAATCATTATATTCAATCTAATAAATGTTATATGATATCTATGAATCCCACTGCTGATAAAATATGGCATATGATAAATCAAATGTGTGACAAAATAAAAATTATAAATAATATTAAACCATCTCGTGGTCCCCAACTTTATATATACATGATTGATTGTATAACAATGCAAAAAGTTCATAATATAATCAAAGATTTTTGGGGAAAACTATCATATCTATCATTAAACAGTATAAAAGATCTAAAATTAAAATCTACGGGTGGTACAATAAATTTATACCATCTACAACATGGTCCTTATGCATCACATACAGATCATATTATTCCAAATGATAATAATGCATATTATATGTTTTGTGTCACAAATTATGATCCTATTATTGATATTTTAGAAAAAATTAATGTAACTACAAATATTACTGCATCAATAATATATTATAAAATGGAAAATTTCAATTGGTCATATATATTAACATCTGACATTTAATCAACATTTAAAAAAATATTGATATTTATTTTTATTATTACTTTTAATATTTATAGCAGTATAAAAATAACAGAAATGACTACATCATATAAAGATCTATTAGATACCATATCTAATCAACATTATGATTTGGATAAAAACAGTTATTTTATAAACTTGAAAAGAAATATACCAATTGAATTGTTTCTTAAAAGCCAAATTCCTTTTTATTATGCAGTAGAAAATTGGGTAAATGCATTAAATAGTTTTTATGAAATTCACAAATTATCATTTAGCACTACTAATAGTATGATGTTATTAGAAGAAAATATTAAAGATGAAATGGGAAACGGGGTAGAATTTGATAAACATACGGAAACTTTTAAACATTATCTTAAAATTTTGGGATGGAATAATTCTGAATTATATAATTCTTTTTCTGTTAAAATGTTTAATACATTTCTCAATGATTATGTTAAACGTGAATCACCATTATTTATATCATCTATGTTAGGTGCTATCGAATATTTATATATTGATGTAAGTAAAAGAATTCTCGATTATTTAAAAAAACAAAATAATGAAACATTATTATTACAAAAACATTATAGCAATCATGAAACTTTAGATGTTAAACATTCTGATGATTTTTTCAAAATTGGTCAAAGTTTTTTAAATTGCAAAGATAGTGATATTGAAAGAGGTATAACTATTGGATTCTCATTATTATACGTTTTATATAGCGGATTATCAGAAGAGTATTTTTAATTAGTTATTTTATTAAATAACCAATTAAAATATATTATCATCGTTTTTTATAATATTCTTTATTAAATTTGTTATGACATTGTCCTTTGTTACATTATCAATAAATATTTTTATTAATTATATATGAACTTATTAATATAATTATCTATTCTTTCGAATAATTTACTTTTATCGCTTGTTCCAAAGAAATCAATTAATTTATGATTGTTATAATAAATATTATCATCAAAATTATCAAATCTTTTGGCAAATTTATATTCCATACATTTTACACCAATAGAATTCTCCATACCATTGTATCTAATATGATTAATCTTTTTATTTAATTGATTATTTGTTATTTTATTTTTATTAATACAAACCTGATAATAATTACTAAGATCTAACAATAAATTATTATTAGTATCTATTCTTCTAATTAATGCAAAATATATTTCATGTTTTAATTTATAACCAAAATCCATTAAATTTTGTGCAAATTTAATATTCACTGATTGTGATGATTCATATATATAATTATATGAACCATTATATATATAATGATTTGATCTGTAATCAAGAATAATTTTATATAGTTCTGATCTTTGAGATTTAATTATATATGTGATTATTGATTCTCCATTATTATATTTTACAGTAGTATCAAATCCTTTTTGCATTAGTAGATGCATTATATTTTTTATTGTATCATTATGAATACTATAATTATCTACTAAGGAACCAATAATTGACAATATATTTTTGTTTACATCAATATGATTTAATAATTTAGGTATTAATAAATGATATAATTTTTCTACCCATATACTATTATCAATATACTTGAGTATAAGCATAATTATATTATAATTATAATTTTCATCCGTTATATTTATAAATATATCATTTTGTACTAACAATTTTATAATATTGTACATAAATTTTGGACAGTTATCAAAAAATTTAATACATAACATCAATAATGAATTACCATTATTGTCAATAGTATTTATATTAATACCTTTTGATAACACAAATTTTATTTGTTCAAAAATAATATAATCATCACAATTATAATCATAATTTTCTTCATCATAATCATCAACTTTTTTGTTGTTTATATCATCATCACTCATATTTCCATTATCACTCATTAAATCATTATCACTATCATCTTCATTATTAAATCTATAACTTATAATATTCATTAATATATTTTCTCCATTTTTATCAACTTTATTAATATCAGCACCATATTTGAGTAAAATATTTATTGTTTCTTCGTTACATCCATAATATAAATATCCAAATGCTATATCGAGTGCCGTATTTCCATTAATATCACATCCATTTTCAAGTAACATTTTTAATGTCTCATTATTGCTACTATTATTTGTCATTGATACAATCCTCATTAAAATTGTACGTCCCTTACTATCACATGCATTAATATCTACATCTGTATCTATTAACATTTTAACTGTATTAATACTACTATCTTTTTGTGTATTTAATGCTGCCAACATTAATGCAGTATCATTACAATCTTTTAACATCATATTAACGTTTGCACCTACATTTAACAATATCCTTACTATTCTCTCTGTACTCACATATTTTGAATTTCTGCATGCTATCATTAATGCTGTCCATCCATCATAATTAACCTTATTTATCTCTTCTGGATTTTCTTCAATATATTTCTCTATTACTTCATGTAAATAATCATACTTTGCTGTCAACATCACATATTTCATTAATAATGTAAAACCCTTTGTTCTCGATTTTCTTGAACAATAATAATATTTATTCTTATTTGGTACTGTATGAACATCCTCATTGTCAAACTGACCCTCTATGCGCACCATTCTTTAATCCCAATTTATAAATCATTTATTTATTAAATTATTTATTAATTCAATTTTTAATTACAATTTATTTTAAAATTATTATTTTGAAAATTTCTCCCTCCCCCCTTTTTTTCGTAACTTAAATTCGTTAATTAAAAATAGCTATTAATATTTTAAATTATTTGACATTTGATTTTCCTATATTTTGAAAAACGAATTTAAGTTAAATTAAGTTAAAGAAATATATATTTATAATATATAAACAAATAAAATATGGTAGAATATACTTGTGATAAATGTTCCAAAACATTTAGATGTAAATCTCATTATGTAGATCATCAAAATAGAAAAAACCCTTGTTTTGTAAACGACGAAGAAAAGGATAACTATTTTTTTTGTGAATATTGTGATAGGAAATATAATAGAAAAGATAATTTAACGGCACATTTAAAAAAATGTAAAATAAAATTACAAAAAGAAGAAACAACAAATGAATTAGAATTTTTGAAAGAAAAAATTAAATTACTTGAAGAAAAAATTAACAACACAAAATCAACGAATATAGCTAATACAAATCTAAAAGATAATAATGGACATATTTATAATAACAGTAAAATTAAAAACAATAATAATATAAATATTATTCAAATATTACCATTTTTGGCTGATGATATGAGCCATTTAACTGAAAAAGATAAAAAGAAAATACTACAAAAATGTTATGAATCGATACCTGAATTGATAAGACAAGTTAATTTTAATCCAAATGCACCACAAAATCATAATGTATATATTTCAAATTTAAAATCAGGACATGGACATGTAAGAACAGATAAAAAATGGGTAATGATGAAATTGGATAATTTATTAGATGATTTCATAAATAAAAAAAAAGATGATATAGAAGAAATTTTAGATGAGTATGAAAATGAATTACCAGAAAAAGTTGTTGATAGATTAAGAGATGTAATTGCTTCAATTGATTATGAACCAGCAATAGAATCTGATGATAATAATTCAGCAATAAATAAAAAAAAATTAAAATATAAGAAACGTATATTAGATGAAGTTAAACTTATATTATTTAACAATAAAGATATTGTTTTGAATACAAAAAAAATCAAATGTTAAATAAATGAATTTATTTAAGATTTTATTAATACAAAATTTTTATGTTTATTTGATAATAAATGTTTATTAAAAGCAACTTCAGATAATGAACCAAAATCACATATATCACAATAGTATTTATATTTTACTTTTCTTTCTTCTTTCGTACTATGGAATGTTAAAATATGTTGATCCATATGTGATTTTTTTGTTGCGATAAAATTACAATTTTCGGAAGATGTACATTTACATGGATATATTTTATCAGATCTAATTTTATTTTTTCCTGTTTTATGCTTATTTGTTTCTATATGTTTATTCCATGATTTTTCACTATTACAAATTGTATTGCATTTCTCGCATGCATATGTTTTATTTTTAGACATTATTATTTAATAATATTATTTTATTTTTTAAATATAGAATTTAAATGACATAAATAATTATGTTATATAAATTTATTAATTGAACAATATGGTATAACATCAATGTAATAAGTGCTACAAAATTTTTAATAAAAAATCTACATATGTAAATCATACTAAGAAAAAAAATCCATGCAATGTATCAAAAACACAATGTAAATATTGTCAAAAGGAACTTTCTAGGATTGATTCAATGAAGAGACATATGGAAACATGTAAAATAAGAAAAGCTTTAGAAAATAATGATATCATTGATAAAAAAATAAAATTGAAACCAATTAAAAATTTCAAAGAAGAAATTGATGATATTAAACTAATTGCAACAAATGACAAACAAACCAAAATATACAACATAACAATAATAAGTGATCCAAAAGTGGCATCAAAGAAGAAGTTAAAAAGAAAGACAATACCAAAGACAATAAAGAACAAAGTATGGGACAAGTATATAGGAGCAGAGTATGGTATAGGCGAATGTTATGTATGTGAAAGTGATATCGACAGCAAGCACTTTGTTTGCTGAGCTGTGATGGTCATATTATAGCGGATGCAAATGGTGGAGCCACGACAATAGAAAACCTACGACCCGTATGTAGTTGTTGCAACAAATCAATTGGATCAATGAATATGGATGAGTTTATTAAAGAGTATTTTAAAAAGAATAAAGTTAAATAATAAGAATGAAAAACTTATAAGATGTATAGTTATTGTAACAAATCAATAGAATCGATGACAAGCAAAGCAGATGGACGACATGTTATAAAAGAATATTTTTAGAAAAAATCAAATAAATAATTTGTTAAAAAATTAATAAATTATTTAATTATCAATTATCGATATAATCAGACATACGTTTCTCTAATAGTTTATGATTAGTTGTTGCAAAGAAATCGGTTATCCTACTATTGTTAAGGAGTGATACAGCATCAAATGTTTCAGGGATATGTGGAAATCGATATTGTAAACATAAGCTGGCAATTGTATTGTCAGCATATTTGATTCTATTGATCATATTATTAATATATTTATCATTAATTAATTTTATTTTAGTTTGTCGTAAATTATAATATTCAATTACTTGTTTACAAATTTTATCGTGATGTGGATATTTCCAACATATTTTCATAAAATATTTATATTGTTCGAGTGTAATATTATAACTACAATGCATAATGGCAGATAACACCATCATTTCTAGATCATCATTCATTTTCAAAACAGGATATTCAAAATATGGCCAATATTCAAGTAAAAGATTCATTAATTTTTGATCTTTAATATATGTATGTGTATGTATATTAAATTTAATGTTATTTGTATGGTAAAATTTAATAATATTCGAAATTATTTCAAATGAATAGTCTTTATTTATTAAATTAATTAATAAATCGTTTTCAACATCTCTATTAATATTTTCGTCAATGATGAATTTTTTATTTTTATTTAATAGTAAATTTATACAAAATTCAACAATATCATTTTTATAGATTGATATAATAGAATTAAAGATTTTATAGTCAAGAATTTCGACATAGTCAATAAATGATTTAAATAGATGTTTAAAATCTTCTGGATTTAAATTTTTAAAAGATAATAATAATAAATCTATAATATTTTTTCCATTAATATTGATATTTGTATCGGATCCATTTTCCAATAATAGTTTAATAAGATCAAAATTAAAATTTTTATTTTTTGTTGGATATTTCAAAATAAAAGCAAGAAAATTATATTCGTCTTTATTTTTTTTATTAATATCGAATCCCAATGATATTATTAGATTAAATTGTTTAATAAAATCATTGATGAATGGTTCATATTTTATTTTGTTTAGATCGATGAATCTTAATGGATTATAACTTTTCATTAATATATTGTAGCCAAACTTATATTCAAAATTAATATTGGCATTATATTTGAGCAATATATTTATAGTTTTTATAGATGTGTTAACATATAATGTTTTAAATGCGATAGATAGAGCATTTTGATAAAGTCCGTTAGTATGATCAACATTACTTCCATATTTAAGTATAAGTTCCAATGTTTCATGTGAACTTGTAGTATATACTTTGTCAATAATAAGTGTCAAAACAGTATCTTTTTCATTATTAATGGATTCTAGATTCGATCCAGCATCTATGAGCATTTGTACTGTATTTATTGTACTATATCTATTGCTATACATTGCTGCCAATTGTAGAGCCGTGAAATTATTAAATAATAAACCAGTTTGTAGATTTACATTAGCTCCAGCATCAATAAGTAATTTTACAGTACGTTCTGTACTTGTAAAATTAGATAATGAAGAAGCAATTATAAGTGCTGTGTAGCCAAGATTAGTACATTTATTTAATTCATTTGGATTATTTTTAATATAATCTTTAATAATATCATGTAACCAATCATATTCTCTTGCCAACATTACATATTTCATTAATAATGTTAATCCTTTTGATCTTGTTGTTGGTAAATGCCAATAGTATTCTTCTGGATCAGGAATAGCATGAATATCATCATCAGTAATAATATTGAATTGGTCAATAATTATAGACATATTTACATTTTATTATATTAGTGTAATAAAATGTAAACTAGTATAAATATCAATTTTTATTAATAATGTATATTAGTAAAAATTTATTATTTGTTAAAACTTATGAATTATTCTAATAAGCATAGCAAATATTTTAGAATTTAATAGTAAAGCCACATACAGTACAAGTAATGAAAGTGGTCATGGGTTCATCACTAGATCTTGTTTGTAATTGAGTAATTTTGACTTTTCTTTCCTTACATTTTTTGCATTCGAATCGATCAGATGTTGCAATATTTTTACTTTTATAATCGATGAATTCCATTTTATCGATAAGTTTCTTCCAGTTAGAAGGGAATAATTCTTGAGGTGATAAATAAGCGACATCGAATGCATTAACTGTACCATTGATAATATTAAGTACAAGTTCGTGGTTATTAATCAAAGAATTATAATCTAAATTTTTAATGATATCATTTAACTTATCTAAATAAATTGTAATTGAATAACTTTCATCAATTAAATTTAATCTACTATTTTCACAATATTCATTACTAAAATAACATAAACCAAGTTCAATTTCGCGAATAAGTTGTTTGTTTGCAACAAACTCTGAAACTTTCTTCATAGCTGTATTTCTGATATCTTTAGGAATTGTGTGTCGGTAAATAGTATATTTTGCTTCTTGTTTAATAAGTTTTTGTTCTTCACTGTCACCATCTCCATCATCATTATTTTCATTATTTTTGTTGTTATTATCTTCATAAATATCTTTATTTTGTTCTTCGACTACTACATCTTTTACTTTTTTACTGGAGGATTTAGTAGTTGTTTTACTAGATGATTTAGTTTTTTTGGTAGTAGATTTATCAGATTTTTTAGATTTTGGATCATTTATGGTAACTTTTTTAATAGTTTTCTTTTTAGAGCTTGTATCAGTATTTTCATTATCAGTCATTTTCTTTTTAGCTAATTTATTATTGCTTTTAGTAGACATGATTGATATACTTTTAAATATGTTATAGTATAATATATTTATAAGTAATTTGTTAAATAATCAAATTTTTTTAAGCAAATGTATCGTATACTGCATCAATAACCCATGTTTTAACAGGTAATACAGAACCATCTTTGCCAATTGTTCTAAGTTCAGTATAATTATTAGTTTTGCCTGTTTTATCTGAGTAATATTTGTTAACATTATCCAATGTATTTAGATAATTGACATTATGATGATCCATATAGAAATCATTAACAGGAGTCATTTCAACAAATAAGTTAGAATTTTCTCTTCTTGGTCTAAATAATGAATCATTTAATTTACAAGGACTAAAGAATCTTTCAATATCTTTCTTTGATTTGAGATTGAGTTTGTATAATTTATTCCATTTGGTAACAGTATGTGAGTATTCAATTGCTTGAATCTTTTCTTTACTATTAAGGAATGTACCAAAACCTCTCATTCTGTTCTTATCAAGAATTTCCATAGGATCTTTTGCACCAGCAAAGTATTTATAATTAACATTCATGAAAGTTTGATATGAAGTAATTGCACTAGGTAGAATATATGTGTTACTACCATTATAATATGCTCTAACACATGGTAAATGGAATCTAGCAACACATGAGAAGAAATCAGGGAATTTAATTTGGAAGATTTCAAAACTATGTTCTAATAAAGAAGATTCAATTTTAAATTTAAGAGATTCACCAATTTTCATGTAATAAGTGTTATCTTCTTTTTCTTCACCATCATCACTATCACCATCAGCAGGGTTATTTTCAAAAACGACATTTTGTTCTTTCAATTTATCAACATCTGATTTAGGAGATTCATTTTTGATATGGTATTGATTAACAGTCGATTTGTCATCAGTCCATTTATTAATATCATAACAAATAAATACAAGACTCATTTCATCCATTGAAACAAATTTATAATGAGGATCATATCTATTTTTATTTTCTGGATTAGTAACTTTCTTTCTATCAATATCATTATTTCTCTTCTTTTCCGCAATGTATTCTAAATAGAATATTTCTTTGATTTCATTTGTATCCTTATTAGCTAGAATATATTCAAGAGTATGTGGTATTTCACCAGATTCAATACGTTTCTTGAGATGCATAATATTTACGAAAACTGCTGCAGTTTTAGTAGGAACTAATCTTACCAATCTGCTAATAGTATCTTCATCTTTATCTTTATGAATTTTGAGAAGATTAGATTTTACAGTAGTATAAACATCATTAACTTTATCAATATATTCAAACATGGAAGTTAGATTACACATGACATCAATATCAGACACTGTATAATATTCCCTAAAATATCTTAACATAACTTCATCATCAGTTAATGCATTAGTATTTTGTTCAAATAACATTGTCAAAGGATTTTTCTTTGGAATACAAGCTGTCATAGCACTACCAGTAACAGCGATATTATTCCAATTGAGACCATCGAGAATAGAAACGTTATCTGGTGATGTTCCAGAAGTGAATATTCTTAGATTTCTCTTGAATTGTTCAAGATTGGAGATACCATAATATTGATATCCATCAATCATACTTAATCCAAGGAAATTATTATTGGTATCTAAAACATCAGAAGCAACAAGTAATGAAATGTATGGATTAACATGTATATCTTCTGAACAGTATGGGAAGAATGGTAATTTAGATGCAGTATCAATATCGAAAACATATCTATCAGTTTGTAGTGTATGTGTTTTCTTAACACTTTCTTCTAAACTTAATACTAACCAAGCATAACCAAATAAGTATCTAAATACAGGATAGTATTTATCAATAGTTGGTTGCATAATTTCAAACATTTCTGTATTGTTAATCATAAGATGACAATATTTCTTTGAAATTAAAAGATAACAATATAAGTAATATATTTCTTTTTGATCTTGTTTTAAGTTTCTGAATAATTCAATAATTTCATCCTTAGTAAAATCAAGGTCTTCAAGTTTCTGCATTCTATAATGAGCAATATTATCTTTATTGATAGCACTTGATGCATCAACATAAGCTGCTTTCTTGTAAATATTTTTAAGATAATCATTAATATCATCATTGAAATTTTGTAGTTTCTTTAATGCAGAAATTAATTCATCTTTGTTTTTAACAGATTTGAAATCAATCAATTCGAAGTTAACTTTAAATCCTCTAGCATTAAATGCTTCAGTCATATTTAAGTTACAATTAAAATTGTTTTTCCAGTAATTGGAATCAGCCATATTTTTGACAATACTTAATATATTATCATTAAGATTGAGTGTGTTTTTAACAATACCTGATTTACCAGGTTTAGTTAAATAATCAGCAATAATCTTTGATTTAACATATTTTTCAAGATTGTTATCATTATTAATCATATCAAGATAAAGTTTTACATTTTTCTTATTGAGATCAAAAATACATAATACTAATTCATTATCTGTGAGATTATAATTTTTCTTATTGTAATATGATAATGATTGATTATCGAGAACAACTAATGTTCTTTTATGATTTCTATTTTTCAATACATTCATATTTGTTTTTAATAATGATAAATATTGTGACATGTATTGATGATCAATTGTAGAATCCTTATCAAAGAGAACTTGAAGTTCTGTGATATTAGGATTAACATCATTATTCAAGCATAATACATACAATGTATTATTGTATCGTTTGTATAATTCTTTATTTTCGATAATTTTTAAATTTGAACCATACATTCCAAAATAGAATACATTATTAATAGTTTCAGAACTGTTATCAAATGATTCTAAATTTTCATTTTGGTTGTTTTGATCATTATAATCAAAATCAACTTCATCAATAATTTCATTATCAATTAATTTACCAAGATTAGATACAAAGTTGTCAGTATTCATTTTAAGATTAATTATAATATGTTGTTTTTGTGATAATTAATAGTAAATATATTATTATATTATTCAAATATCAATTTTTTTTTAAGTAATTTATAATAAAAAATTATAAATTAATTAATAATTTAATTTAAAAATTTAACAATATTGACGAATTTCATGTATTTTTCATCAGGAATAGTACCAAATTTGTACACATATTCAGGTCCTGGATATGCAGTATAATTTCTATTATATGTATAGTATCTAATTTTGACATCTTCGGTAGTATCATTATTAGTAGTATCATTATTAGTAGTATCATTATTAGTAGTATCATTATTAGTAGTATCATTATTAGTAGTATCATTATTAGTAGTATCATTATTAGTAGTATCATTATTAGTATCATTATTATTTGTTTGTATAATAACATTTTCAACAAGAACATTAGAACTAATTAAGCTATTTAGTACTTTTTCTGCAAGAGCTTCTGGAAGATTAGTTTTTTCAATAATATCATTAACTGATAAATAATTTCTGTTGTCAATAGCAGGAGTGCATAATAATAACAAAACAAACATTTGTAATGTTGATAATTGTAAACAACAGAAATCACCATCATCATTAATCTTGTAATTAAGAATAGCAGATCCCATTCTGAAATTCCATAATAGTTTTTTCTTGTTGTCAAATTGTTTACTGAAATATAAATTCAATGCATCAACATATGCTTGTATTTCGAGTGGTGGAACATATTCTGATTCTTCAGAAGTTACACCTTCCCAAACGTCAGGTGTAAGAACTTGAATTTTTACTTTATTTAGATCAATAGTTTTATTTTTTAATGAATTGTATTTTTCATTAGTTAATTTTACAGTTTTTGTAATATAATTTTTAACATATTGTTTACTGTATACAATGTCTTGCAACATATTTCCAAATACTTCATAATCGTTATGATTGACAACAGATTTAAAAGTTTGTAAAATTTTAGCTTCTAATTCAAGATGTCGGTAATTAGGTTGAATTATTCTACTTTTTAAGAATTTTTTATAAATAGCACCAAAAATAGTTTTATCAAAATCATTATTATTTAGACCAGCAATGAATTTTGCAATTGTATTTAATCTGTTAAGTTCATAATTATCTTCACGCTCTCTAAGGGATGAATGTGATTGTTCACCGTATAATTTTAATTCTTTAAAAAGCGTATCCATTTGAGATACTAAACAATATAAAACATTAGGATTATTAATGATCGAATAGCATAAAATTTTGAGTTTTTCATTAGAATACTTTAATTTATCAAGAACAAATGCAAAATCAATTAAATTTTCGATATCATTCTTGTTAACATTATCAATATTATTTTCAATATATTGTAAAGGATTGTATGATACTTCATCAGTTAATATTAATGCAAATTTATTTTTGTATTCTTTAATAATATCAATTCGTTTTTTACTATCAAGATTAAAGAAGTTTAAAATTTTAAATATTTTTTTAATATAATTTTTCCATTCTTCAGTTAATTCATTAAAAGATAAATTATTATCAAGGATTTTACTTTTAATATGGGTTTCTAATGCATTGACAACATCAGAAGATGATTCATTAATCAATTCAGAAATATCAATACCATTATATTCTAAACTATTCAAACAACTATTTAATCTACAATAATTAATAGAATTTAAATTTTTACCATTATTGTATTGACTAATTAATTGTTTTAATTCAGAAAAATTTTGATCTTTTGGTACAACATTGATGATTCCGTATTTTTTATTGTTAAGTAGGTATGCCATTTTGAAACTTTATATTGTTAAATTAAATATGTTATTTTTATATTGTTTATCAAGTAAAATTTCTATTTTTCAATTTTTTTTAGTGAAATCGATTACTATTTTTATTCCCATAAATAATATAGCCATTACAATACCTCTATATAGATAACCATAAATATCATCTTTAGAAAGAGATGTAAAATATGTACCTATTAAATTTTTTGTTAATGGATAATTTATAACCATATATAAGACAAATATAATTGCAGGATCTTGTAGCATCGATGGTATAGTATCAAAGAATCCTGACTCTGCTTTAGTTTGTTTTTTCAATTTATTTGATTGTTTAAATGCTTGTTGTGTATTTGGTTGTGCAACTTGTTGAGTCATTTGTTGTTGAGCCATTTGTTGTTGTTGAGCCATTTGTTGTTGTTGAGCTAATTGTTGTTGTTGAGCCATTTGTTGTTGTTGAGCCATTTGTTGTTGTTGAGCTAATTGTTGTTGTTGAGCTAATTGCTGTTGTTGAGCCATTTGCTGAGCCATTTGTTGTTGAGCTAGCTGTTGTTGTTGTTGATTAAATAACAATTCTTGTTCATAATAGTTATTTTGACCTTGTCGATTGATTTGAGCAGCCATTTCAGTCAATTTAGTAAGATCGTTTAAGTCTGTCATATTTTGATCCTCTTGCGACATTCTATATTGGATAGGTATATTAATGTAATAATATTATTTATATATTTTTTTTAACGAAATATATAAATAATATTGATCAAAAATATAATTTATTTAGGAATACAATCATTCGAGTGAGTTTTCCAATCAATTGTTTGACATTCTTGAGAGCAATAAAATATTCTATAACATCCAGTACAATATTTTAAATCATTGTTATTTTTGCATTTATTGCATGATTTTACACCTTCGGAGTCAGAAGTTCTTTTATTATAAATTTTATTCATTAATAAAAATCGATTATTTAATTCAGGATTATCTTCATCAATTTCACTATTTAAATTATTTCTATCAGTCATCGACCCATGACAAATATCGATAATTTTACTCAGTTCTCCAGTATCAATATCACCATGAAGATCATTAGTTATTTTTAGTGTAATTAATGCATCACCAAAAATTTTCTTTTTTCCTAAAATAGTTGTTGCTTTTTTGTTAATTTGATCGTTATCATTAACAAAATATATATTTAAATTGTATCCACAGCAACTAATATATCCAACATTAATAGATCTTTTATTATCGAATGTTTTTTTTATAGTTTCAATTAGTGTTAAATTATTATTATTACTATAATTGAATTTATCATTTTTAAAAAGTACATTTTCGAAATTACCATCTGATTTTATTATTATTGCATGATGATTTAATTTTTTTTGTAAAATTAAAAGTAATTCATTATATGTTACACTTGATAATTTCATTTCATCTTCATTTGTAACACTAATTAAACAAGCTGGACCATAAATAATTTTATTATCAGTAGTTAAGAAGCTGGCAAGATTATTAGCATCATTATTTAATTCAGATGATTGAAAACATAATTGGTATATTTTAGAAGGTGTTTCTAAACAAGTTGTTGTATCACCAATATGTTGTGATAGTGTTTCTTCAGTTAAATTAGGTGAAATTGCATGAATAATAGTTTGCATAAAGTTATCATTATTAATATCATCAGCAATTTCCAAATATTGATTAATATTATTTATTGATTCTTGTGAATTTGAAAATTCTAGAATATTAAAATTATTTGGTTTGATAATAATGATGGATATTTTTTGCATTTTATTTTGAATATGATATAATATTAATATTTTTTGCTTTAAGTTTCTTATAAAGATCGGGGATATAGGATGTTGAAATAATTGGAATTTCTTTAATATTTTTTTTAATTTTATATTTAAATTCACCAATTTTATCAAAAAAATTAACATCGAGAGTATATAAATAGCCAGAAGTGTTAAATTTATTCAATGCATTTGGTTTTAATTCGACGATATAGGGAATGTCGTCAGAATATCCTTTTTTGATGCTAGAGTATAAATTTTCAGTTTTACTTGTATGAATTATATTAATAATAGAGAGCCATTCTTCATTATATGCATTAAGATCCATATTGCCAGCAGAAACAATTTTATTACTGCATTTATAAGGCAAACCAATATATACATTATTTTGAGTTTTTTTAATACTACATTTTATTAAATAATTTTGAATAGTGTCATAAATATAATCCATTGTACATGGTTCATAACCAATCTTAAGATAATATTGATAAATTCTTTCACGTCTATTAATTAAATTGTTAATATCAAGCAATTCAAGAGGAAATGTACCATCAATAATTTTATCACGATATTTATCTAAATAATATGCAATAATCTCTTGAGCATTTTTTTTTGGTTCCAATGAATGCAAAAAATTATATTTACTGTTAATATTTATTTTATATCTTAAATCTTTAGAATATACAGATAGTCCCAATATTATAAATTTTTTTGATTTTTGATTACTAATGATCTGATTTAATTTTTTAACTAAAGTGTTTTTCCATAGAGTATAAATTTGTTTTTGCATCAATTGTAATTCATCCTTGATATTATCATTTTTTACTTTTTTTGAACACAGTTTATTGATTTTTTGTACGAGACTAATCATACTAGGATTATTATTAATTTCTTTAGTTAAATCATCGAGATCCTTTATGATAATATAATTTTTTTTAACAAAATCGTTTAAATTATTTTTAAGTAATTTTTTTTGAAGATAATTTAGCCCTACAATATGACAAATAATATTATTGTCGTCATCGTTTATACTATTTGATAATGTTTCTTCAAAATTATTATTATTATCTTCAGCATTCGATTTAATTTTATGATCATACATTATAATATATATAATGTTAATATTATATATTGTAAATAAAATAATTATGCAACTTAATGTTTCTTTTTTAAACTTAGTGGACATATATGTGCTTTGGGTATAAATTTATAACAGATATTTTTATTTTTATTGAAAAAAACTTTGGTTTTAACGATATTACTATTTGGTCCATGATATATATTTTTGAATATAAATATATAATATAATAAAATAGCAAATACAATACCAATAATAAATTCTATCATATTTTTATCAATAATTATATTATATAAATATATATAAATATAACATTAATGTCAAATTCAATTGATTTTCAAGTAGTATTGATTGTTTTAGTAATCTCAGTTGGAATATACTTATATTTTAGCTATAATTCAAACACAGAAAAGCATACATGTTCTCAAAATAATGGAAAATTATCACAAAGCGAAAAACAGATGTTATTACAAAAATTAGCAAGTATGAAACAACCAAAAGTTGTAAATATTAATAAATATGATGATGGATATTTTCAAGATCCTATAACAAGAGATGATCATGCAATACTTGATGATCCTTTAAGATATCCATATGCAAGGTTACCAAGGAATATAATAAAAATGTATATGGAAAGTGGGCATGGGACAAGTGGACATTTCGGACAAATGTCGAATTTGTATGATGATACAGAAAAAATAGTGGGAAATTTAATTGTTGATGGTGGATATGACATTCAATTACCAGCAATTCCATTATTTGAAAAACCATCAGTAATAAATAGGGATAAATATTTTTATTATATAATTGATACAAGACTAACAAATAATTATAGAATTAAAGTTCCATTAAAAACTATCAAGATTAATGGGAAACGTAGAGATAACGCATTAGATTATGGTATTGAACAAATATATGATGATGATGAAATAGAAATTTTAGATTATAATTTCCCAGAAGGGACTGTATTTAGAGCCAAATTATATCCAAGACAATCAGGATTATATTATAATCCAATGATTCCAACAACAGTACCAATGGTTTCACAATGGTCATAAATAAAAATATTATTTTTAAAAATATTATTTTTCTTTAGGTATTAGAGCCATATATCTAATAACATAACCATTACTTGTTTCATCATTATAGCTATAATATGGATATATAATTGGTTGTTTTGAAAGATATGATGCTAATGCTACATGTATATCAAGTTGTATAGGATCGGTTACAATGAATCTGGAAGTTGTCAATTCAAGTTTGAGTTGAAAATCGTCTTTATCGAGATTAAGACCATAATTTAATATTCTTCTAGATATTATTGTAGATTTTTTATCCAAATATGGAATGGACCAAGCCCAAGCCCATAATTTATATTCACTATAATAAAAACCAATATATTCGTATTCATATTCATTTAATAGTTTTTTATGTTTATCAAATAATTGTACAATGTGTCTATCTGATTCAAAATAACTATAAATATTATGTGTATATTTATGCTCAACATCTTTGAAGATTTGTTCATTATTTTGTGTATTGTTATCATAATAATACAAAGCTTTATTAACTGTATCAATATATGACATTTTATATCTATCTACTATATTATGTAGATATAAAAATATAATATAAAAATTAAAATTCAATTGAGTCGTAATGTATGGATGACATTGATTTAATACTTTCGCTAGCATTGCTACTACTTGCTGAAGAAGTACCACCTATAGAAATAAAAGGTGTTACGTCTTTATTTGGTTCTAAAATTTTACCAATTGTAGCAAAATTTTTATTAGAGGCAAATTCTCTTTTTTTTATTTTTCTACCAAGACTAAATTTTTTTAAGATATAAATTGGTGGAAATCCGCCATCTGGTATTTCTATTTTTGTATCATTTTTTTTTTCATTTGATCCACCAATATGAGGACTAGATCTCAAAATATATGATACATCAGAACCAACAGAAATAGTTTCACTTGATACAATTTGAATTTTATTCTTTCTTGACATATTTATCACTATATATTATTTATATATTTTTATTAAATATAATTTAGATTTTAATTAAAATTTAATATTTAAAGATATATATTGTAAGGGTACAAAGTATTTTTTATTAATAATTATTAACATGACTATTAATAAATTATTTAACATATATTATTTCAATAGTATCTGGGTGTGGATTATGGGTAATATAATTAAATTTAATATTAATACAGTCCTTAATTGATTTTTTATCCATATTATCAAATTGTTGGATATTATCTCTAGATTTATTTTTGAAATAATCGTACATAATACCTTTTTTGTTATCAAAAATATAAATTAAAATATTATTCTCGTTATATACATTTATTCTAACACTTAATATTCTAGATAAAACATATAATTCAATTACACCATTGCTTAATGTTGCCAAATCATTACTTAATTTAATTGCAAATTTACTAATATTAGTTATTTTCTTTTGAGGTATATGATCGATAAGTTCTTTTTCAATAACATCTGTATTTTCTTCTAATAATAACCAATCTACAACGACACTTTTAAAGAAATTTGCGAGATCAGATTGGAGATCACTGAAATAACCAAGATTTTTGTAAGCAATATCATTATATTCATTATATAACCAATGATAACCATTAGCAAAAGCACGATAAATACTATTGTTATTATCGATAATATTTTGAATATACCATTCACCCATATCTTTAATTGGATGTTCAAGATTTTTTTCATCATATGATTGTAAAGCATGTGTTGATTTACCATATCTTCTTTTACCAATCTTAGGAATATTATCTTTACCGAATATTTCACTAAGTATTTTTTTAATATTATTATTTGTATTTTTAATAATCTTTTGATTATCACGTTCGGTATATCTATTATAATCAACAATATCTGATACATAATAATTACTTTTTCTTAATATTTCAGCAGCTTTTAATTCATTTTGTGATAATTCTTCACTAACTTTATTAATAAAATCAATAATCATTTCATCAGATAAGATCATTTGACATTCTTTTTTACTACTATTCCATTTACAGTGGGGATTTACATTACATTGATTTTTTTCAGTGTGAATCAAACATACTTGTCTAATATTGTTAACATTATATTTGTTAGTTAATTTATCAATATCATTATTGTCAACAATCGTAATTGGTAGTTGTTGTACTTTTTTCTTAAGTTCAAAATTTTCATTTTTTGAACCACCTTCTTGTTCAAGATTAATTGTTGCCTTATCTTGTAATGTTCTGAGATACATATTAAACAAATTTGTATTAGTAATTTGATATAATATTTTTCTTAATAAAATTCTAACTTCACGTTTTGATATTGTCTTTTGTATTTTTTTCTTGTTATGTGATTCAGCTTCTGTTTTAACATTTTGTAAAATTTTTTCAATAAGTTCTTTAACATCTGCACCTTCTGCTGAGTTTAAGTAATTACTTATATGTAATCTAAATAATTGGTATGCTTCTGTTTGATAGTTATTATTATTAACGGCCTTTATTCTTTCATCTATCAAATAATTTTCTTTACCTTTTGCAATTTCGTTATCAATTTCATCAAATAAAGGTTTATTTTCAATGATAAATTTATTTTTTTCGATAATTTTCATATCAACCGTTTGTGGTTTAATTGGGACATATCCGCGAGTTCTGGTCATAAATGCAGTTACTGTGACATTTGTATCTGTTTTAGAATTATAATATATACCAATAACATTCGTATTTAATTTTCCATTGGAAATTTTATTTAATTCATCTAATTGTTTTAGTGTAGTATCATATGATAAAAGAAAATCATTAATATTAGCATTAATTTGTAAATTGTAAACAGAGCCAGAAGGTTTAACTGGTATAATAGTGTTATTATTTGTAATAATATATTTACATTTATTTCTAGCATCGACAATTTGAGATTTTGGTAAATAATCTTTATTGTTCATTTCTTGGAGAAAATCATAAGTAACCTTAGCAACAGAATTATCAATAATATATTCACTTTTAATTTCTTTTAATGAAGTACAATTAATTTTATAATAATTATTAACATGTGATATAATATTGTTTTTATCAGAAGCAGTATAAGTAAAATATTTTGTTAAAATAATATCTTTGGACAAATCGTCATCTTTTCTAACCATAATAATTGGATAATAATATCTGCCTTCTTTTAAAATCAAAACAGTTTTTCTGTTTTTATCAATTAAATTGCATACATTTTCAGGATTGTGGCAAACAATTACATAATCTTCCTTAATTTTTTCTTTTTCTAGAACTTTTTTAATAATTTTTATTTTCTTTTTGAAATATACAATATTGATACCATTTTTATCAATAACACCAGGAATAGATAATACATCATTTAAATATTTATAATCCATAAATTCATTATATTCAATATAACGCAAATATTCATCAACATTACCAAATTGAGTTTTAATATCTCCATTATTTAAACTGGTATATACAGATAATCCTTTACCAGAAGAAGCAGTTAATACTTTTTTAATATTGTTGATAATATTTGGAACAGATGTATTAAATAAATTTGCAATAGCATTTAAAAATGCAAAATTTTCTTGTTTGATACCATATTTGAAGAAATATCCGGTTTTTGTACTAATTAAATAATGATTACGAATTTTCCTATCTTTACCCATCATAAAATTTAAGAAAACATCCAAATATTTTGGTAAGAAACCAAATCTTCCTTCTTGAATTTTATTGGTATCCTGTAATATATAAAGTTTGTCGCCTAATATTTTTCCATCTACAGCTTGATCTTTATCTTTATCTTCTAATCTACCAATACATTTTAAGAAGAAATCTCTTTTTTCTTTATTTTTTGATATCATTGGATCCTTGATAAAACAACATGGCATAGGTTCACCATAAGGATTAACACTTCTAGATAAGAATCCAATATACATATGTATATCATTATCTTCAGGATTACAAGTATAATAAATATCATTTTCATCACCAGTACCTAATTTAACAGCTCTTAGTACTACACTTTTCTTTTTTCCATTCTTTTTATTACCAACAGGAACTTGAACAGTTCGTTCGTAGAAACCAGATTCTTTATTATAAGCGTAACCTTTTTTAATCATTTGATCTAAATTTGAAGAATTAAAAATTTGTGGTCTTCTACGTTTGTCGTTACCACTATTTTGACAATATCTAGTCCATTGACTTTGACCTTTTTCAGGTTTAAAACCGATTCTCTTTTTATCAATTGCAGTCATTTGTTTAATGGATTTAACTTCGTGATCATAATTAACTATTTCCTCAACTTTGTTTCTTCTTTTAGCGATATTTGTTAATTTTTTAATTTTTTCCTTAAAGAATTGTCTATCTTGTTTTTTCAATAAATATGTTTCTGCATATAAATAGATAAGAATATTCATAAAATTAATAATTCTTTCTAATTGTTGTTTATCACGAGCACCAGCAATTCTCATTTTATAATTTTCTCGTTGTTTACCTTGGATATCAACTTCAATACCAGGTGGTTTATATTTTGGTATATTTTCTAGTTTTTTTAATACTTTACGAGATTTTTTGATATTTGGATATTTTTCACGAACATTTTCTATTTCTTCTATTGCGCGTTCTTCTGTAATATTAAATAATTTACTAATTTCTGTTGCCAAACTTTGATCATTATAATCATAATGTCTCATGAAATAAACAATTCTATGTTCAATTTTAGTTCTGTTTTCATATTTACTAATTCTTTTATAACGTAAATATGTACCAAATTTGCTTTTCTCATCAGCAGTATCTTTTTTGATTTTAGATTGTCTTTTTCTTGGTTCAATAACAAGAGCAACATAAGGATAAAAATATCTTGAGAATTCAGATAAATCATTATGATTAATTGTGTATTTACCAGGAATTTCTATTTTTTGAATAGTATTGATGAAGGCGAACTTGAATTCTTCATCATTCGGAATATTAATTTTGATACTATTATTAACATTCTCATTATTAATTTTTTCAATAAGTTTTTTAATATAATTATAAGTATTTTTAATATCATCAATAGTTGACATATCATCTTCTTTCCATTGAATTTTGTAATCGATTCTACCAGTTTCAGATAAGTTTATTGCCATAAATTTATCTTCTTTTGGGGAGCTACCTGATGTATTTTTCTTATTTGAAGGATCTCTAATTTTAACTTTAAAACTAATACCATAAGGAGAATTTTCGAACCATTTTGATAAAATTTCTTTCTTTTCTGTTAAATGTATTGGATCAAATTTAAATGTTATTTGACCATCAGTAGTTTGATGTTGTATGAAGGAATATTCCTCATTTACAATGAAACTGTCAAATATTCTAAATAGATCAAGTTTCTTATTATATGGATTTGTATCATCTCCAGCGAATGGAGTATTAAAATTAAGATATGTTCTTATAACTGATTGTGTAATATATGTTTGTTTAAATATATTTTTATAATCTTTGTTTTCTTTATTAACTTGTTCAACCTCACGCATAATTTCATTTTCAAGAATTAAATCATTATTAATAGTATCATAAATAGATTTTAATTTATTTACTTCATTGCTATTTTTTCCTTTTTTGACATCTTTAAGAAAATCAATAATATTTTTAACATCATCTGGTTTTATTTTCGGGAAATATATTTTAATATATACATCAATTAAATTTTTTAATTCTTCTTGGTTTACTTCATAAGTTAATCCTAATTCGTTGTATATATCAATCATAAAAATTTCGTTATTTGTTATGAAATCATCATAATCATATAAAATATTATTTTCGTCATCTTCTCTTTTAATTTTGCTACCATATCTTTTTATGTTGTCTTTTAAAAATTTTAGATTACCTCTAACATTTTCATAAACATGTAAATTACTATTTGGTTCAATATCAATATTTAATAATTCATTTTTTCTCATCCATTTTGAACCAATCATGACTTTTTCAAATTTATTACCATAATAATATTCTGACCATATATATTGATATGATGGAATAATATAACTATCTTTACCAAATTTATTATTATTTCTTATTGAACAACAAATTTTATTTTTGATAGTTTTAATTGTATCATCTTTGAAAATATACTGATTTTTAATAAAATGTTTTTTAATACAATCACGAATATTTCCATCATATACTTCATTATCTTTACCTGTATCAAATTCTAATACATTAGTGTTAGATTCATATCTATCATCATTAATTGCTTTTTTAATTAAATTAGTTGTATTAACAATATTTTCATCCTTTTTTACATCTAAATCCTGATATAATATATCCAAATTGGCAATGTCTAATTCGACATTTTCATCAAATTCATCTTCAGTTGTAATTTTTTCTTCTTTCTTTTCTTCCTCCTCACCTTGTCCAATTTCATCAGTATCAACCATTTTGGCAACATCTTCATTATCAATATCTGCATAACCACGTGCATTATCTTCAATATCAAGAAAACTATCGACAGCACCTCCTACAAAATCATCAATATATTTTTGATCATGTGGATCTTCGTTAAATAATTTTGATAAATATTCACTTTCATCATTACTATTCATATATTTAGCTTCGTATACAGAATTATTTTCACTAGAATCTGGTGTTTCATCACACCAATTGTCATATTTAGTAGATCTACTTAATGGTCTAATAGTATGTTGAACTGCTCCAAATTCCTTTCTTCCTGTTGTATAATCGAGCATTTCATCTTGATCATATTTATAATTTTTTGATTGTTTTCTAGTCATTTTTCTTAACTTTTCGTCTCTCACAACAGATTCATAATTATAAAAAACTTTTCTTGCTACTAATTTATAATCTCTAATATGTTTATCAAACCACGATTTTCCAAATTTTTTAATAAGTTGATCAGCCTTAGCCTTATTTTTTAGTAAATTATCAATTGCATAATTTATATGATGGCTAACAAAAATTTTATCATACCAAAATTCTCCATATTCATCAACCAATAAATTTACTTCTTTAACATCTAAATTCATCAAACTATCATAAAAATCAGTATCTTTAATTTTATGAAGAACTCTTTCAGTTTTCTTATTTATTAAATCACCAATAAATATATATGTTTGATATTGTATTTTTCTGTTATTATTTTTATATTTAAAAATAACCTTTATTGGATCGTTCATCTCTATAAATATATGTAATATATTAATATTTATAAAATAATTTGTTAAGAATTTTATAAACTGTTTTAAAAAATTTAATTATATATTACTTTTTAATATATTTTCGTTTATGGTCATTCCACAATATCTAATAGGATTTGATTCATAATCAACAAATTTATAGATACCTATTTTTATTGCAATTTTTAAGAAAAATGGAAAAATTTCTTTAAATAATTTGGTATGTCCTATTTGAGGACATGCAATATGGCTAAGTTCGTGTATTACAACATATATAATTACATTAAGATCAATTAATTCGGAATTTTCTTTATCTCTAATACATAATACCATTTCATCACCTTTATTTATAGTATAGCTTGTATATTTGCTATCCGGTGAACTTTCGCTTAATATTGTTTTTTTACTATGTTTATATAATCTGTCAATATATTGTTCATAATATGGAAATTCTTTTTTATTTTCATGAAGATATGATGTAAATTCATTAATAAGCTTTTTAATAGTAGCGAGTAGATTAGCAGCTTCATCTTTATTATCATAATTCCTAACAAGGTATGTTTCGGAGTCATATTTTGATTCAATATATATTACTTCTGTCTTATTAATATGAACAAATAATATCATAACTAAAACTAATAATACTAAGATTATCGTAAAATTCATTTCTATAATTATAATGTATATTTTATTGTAAATATTTCAAAATAAAAAAGAGTATAAAATATTACATTTATAGCATTATTAATAAATAAATACTATAATTTTTTTTCTCATATATTTTATATAACATATTTTACAAAATGGGAAATACAAATTCATCTATTGATGTAAATGCAAAAGATAAACAACAAAAAAATATTTTCATGCCATCATATGATGATGGATGTGATTCAGATGAAAATACAATTCAAAACAGTGATAATCAAGAATCAATTTTTAAGATTATAACTGATAACAAAAATGATTTTATCAAACAAAATTTAATAAATAAATTATCTGACTATACAGAAGCATCACTAGATTCATATCGTTTTTCTGACAATTATATTACAGATAGTATGTCTCACAATTATAATAATAATAATAAATCTAGAAAACCTCTTGGCAATTTATCAGATTTCACATCAGATCGTGATTTAAGTGAAATACAAATTATTGATTTAACTGACAGTTCATATAAACCATATACTTCAATAGAAACTGATTCTACTCGCGATACTTTAAATTTTGCAACATATTTCACAAAAAAACCGGAATGTAATAAATGCAATAATCAAAAAAATCAATGTAAATGTGATAAGCAATGTAATAATTGTTCACGTGGTACTGATAATTGTGAATGTATGAATAATGTAAAGGTTCCACAAACAAAGCAAACTCGAACTGATATATTAGATAAAATTTTAAATGATTTGAATAATGCAGGAGCAATTGAAGTTGCTGCTATGGAGGGTGGTGCAAAAAAACATAAACCTTTAAATGATGTATCGAGTGTATCTGCATCAGTTACCATAGAAGATTCAAATACTTTATCGGCATTTAATTATAAAGGTGGTATGTCAACACATTCAGATGATTCATCGAGCTCTTCATCGAGCTCTTCATCGAGCTCATCTAGCTCATCTAGTTCTACATCTGATAGTAGTGATAGAAAAAAATCGAAGAAATCAAAAAAGCATAAACAATCAAGACAAGTAAGATCAAATCCAACTTACTCTTCATCGATAAATACTGATGAATTAAAAGAAATGTTATCCAAAAGTAAAAAATTAGGCGAATTGTCAGGATCAGTTAAAGGTTCATTGCATATGCCGTTAGATACATCTTCACCAATGAGAATGGCATCATCAGATTCATATATTGATTCTGGATTAACAAATATGTCTACCGATAGATTAATGGGTCAATATGAATATTTGAAACTCAGAACAAATAATAAAAATGATTTAATTAACGAAAATTCAGTAGTTCAAAGAGGTGGGTGAGGTGAAGAGAGAGAGTAAATATAAAGTTTCTCTCTCAAAATTAATTTAGGTATTGATTAGTATCTAAAACATTATAATTAATATCAATAATTATGATTATATACATGACGTCAAATTTTCTAAAGCAAATTTGCCGAAATTTGGACTGACACTTTTAATCTATAAAATTATTGTTGACAATTATATTTTATTAATAAATTAATTAAATATAATTTATATGGTTAAGAAAAATTCATCATGGTCATCTAATTTTTTATTTTTTGTTTTTTCAAAAATACTTTTTGTTTGTTGTGACTTCTTTCTAATAATCTTTGTTTTTTTAGTTTTATTATTGTCAAATTTAATTGATTTATTTATAATTTTTTCATTCTTAATAATTTGATCAAAATCATCACTGTCTGAATCGGATTCAATTGAATCAATTTTCTCAAAATATTTTACAGATCCATTTGATGCGAATTTCTTTTTACTCTTTTTATCATTATCACCAGTGAAATTAAATATTGTCTTATTTTTATTATCATGAATCTCATCTTTTTGTTCTATACTTACTTCAAACCATTTTGATATATCTTGTCTACCCATTCTTTTATTAATTTCTTTTTGAATTGCATTTGCGAAAATCTTTTCTGGTTTATCCATCATTAGTTCGAAAAATTGTATTGTTGGATTCATAATTTGATTAGTAATATAAAATAGATAATCTAATTTAAGATTGTTTTTAATAATATAATCAGGATGTTCAATAAGATCACCTTGTAAAACATCTTTATTTTTAGATCTTTTGACTTGTATATATGCATACGGTATTCTATCATTTAATTGAGGTTTATTACCAGGATCACGTATAGACATTCTATCTGCCAGAACTTTATGTGCAATTGATTCTGGATTTGCATAATTTCCTTTTAATGTTTTACTTATAATAAATTTTTTCATTGGATATTTACCTGCTAATATTTTATCAATTGATTCCTTTGCATATTTAACAGCATATTCTAAACTTCTTTTATTTAAAATTGCATCAACAACACCACCAACAACTTCCTTGACGATAGGTGCATTGTCTCTACGTTTAAGTACAATACCCATACTTTTTTGATAGAATTTTTTAGGATTTTTTTCATATAAATTACCAACATATTTCTTTTTTGCAACTAAAATAAAAGGCCATAATGTTTTCTCATAAACAATACTTTGTGGTGGTGGTAACCTTGCATTAATAAATTTGGATGCCAACATACCTAATCTAATTGCAATTATTAAACCATCAACACCTGTACGTAAATTACCATATTTATCTTTAATATTAAAATTGTTAAATATAGAGTCAGTATCACCATATATTACTTCTCCCTTAAAATCTAAAGTTTTATCTTCTAGTGACATTAGCGCATTATAATATTCTATGTCATTATTACGTTTTTCTGGATTTAATTCGAGATCTGTTTCTAAATTTTTATAGAAATTTTCTGTAGCAAATTCTGTAAATTCATCACTCTCAACACATTCTTTAGCAAAATGTAATCTTTCTCTACCTGTTGCTGTTGTTGATGCTGCAATTTCTTTTAAACATATTGGACTTGTTCTTGCACCAATTTGACCATATAATGAATTTGCTGTAACTTTATATGCTAATTGTAAACCATCCAAAATCTTTTTCTTGAAAGGATCTTTTTCTTCTTCCGCTTTTCTTACTGTTGCTTTTCTTTCATCTAACAATTCTGTTAAAATTTGTGGTACAATCCCCATAGTTCCTTTTAATGGATTTTTCTTATCTTCTGGAATTTTTCTTGCAAATCTACAGGTAGTCGTTGTACCATCCTGATTATTATATGTTACATTTGTGTATGTATATCCCGGCAAATTATCGTATTGTGGATCCGTTACCATACATTCATGTGATAGATTTCGCTCTATCATAGATTTCGGATATAATGATGAATAATCAAGAACTGCTATTGGTACGAAATATACTCCTTTTTTTGGATCAATAACTGTTGCTCCTTCATAACCAACTTCTTCTTCTTCTTCATCAGTCTGTGGTTTTTCAACAACAGGAATCAAGAAATTTTCTCTACGACATTTTTTAGATACCAAACTAAATATTTTAACACCTTGACCTCTTAAAAATATATAACTTAATGGTACATGACATACATTTGCCATACCAATATTATTTGTAAGTATATCTAATTTTGCGACTAATTTGTTAACCAGTTCACAATCCTTAAGACAATATTTAGCTATTTTTGCCCTATCCGCACTTGATCCTTTTTGTAAAGCAAAAATTTCGGCAGGTTTGACATCGTCCTTTGCCTCAGCCCAATATAATTTTCCTACTTTTTTATCCAAAATTGTTCTGATACTATCATAATCATCATCTTCATTAGCTTTAACATCTATAGTGGTGTCCGTCATTTTTAAAACAAAATATTTACTCGTAAATTCTGTTTTTGAAATACCATCATCAAGTGTTAATGCTATAAATGCTTCATTCATTAAACCTTTAGTACTTTTTGTAGTTATTCTTAACATTCCGCCTTTGATTTTTTCTATTGATTGTACTTCTTCTCTAATAAAATCACCAACAACACTATCTAGTTTATATGATGACAATTTATGATCACGTTGTATCACTTTCATTAAATCAATTTGTACTCGTCCCGACATTTTAAAGAATTCTAATATATTATCACCTAAAGCAGATGATGCTAATTTTTTAGTTACAAATTCACACACCTCATTTTTTATTCTACCTAATTCGCTGACTTCATATAAACATGCATGTTTTTTACTTCTTCCATAAATATATTTGTTATCAAAACCAAAAATATTGTATCCGGTCATTACATCAGGATCTTCTTTAACAACAAATTTTGCCCATGCTCGAAGCATTTCTTCTTCAGTATCAAATGAATAAACTTCTGCGCCTTCAATTGGATCACAACTTCCTAAGGTAAAAATTGCTTTCTTGAAACAATCTATTTTACCATATTCACTAAATGTATTTCCTATTTGAATAATTCTGTCACCATCCCTTAAAGCTTGGGGAAATGATCCATCCTCACTTTCACATTCAATATCAAAAGATAATATTTTCAAAGGAACAATAGTATCGCTTATATATGGTTCTAAATCAACCCATCTTGTAATAAGTTCTACATCACACGTTGAATTTTTAAACTTACCTTTATTTAATTTGTATTTTGATTTATCTATTTTAACCCAACCAGATGCCTTTAAATTCCTAATATGCATACATCTTAACATTGGTTCGATATTTGATTCATATCTTTGATATAATCTAGGTTTTTTTCCTAATGCTGGAAATAATAATTTATTTCTAAATACTCTATCAAAAGCCCTAAAACCATCCATATTTTTGAAAATTAATCTGACAAATTTAAATAATTTATTATTTGTGAATCCATAAAAATCATGTTTACTTACAATATCATATTGCATTAAAGCACCGACAGCAGTTTTAGGATATACTTTCTTTTTAACTTCATTAATAAAAATTTCAACATGATGTTTCTTCCAAAAATCAGGAATTTTAACATAAAAAAATGGTGTATATCCTTCAACAGTTACTGCAACAGATCTCTTATCAGATGTTTTACCAAATAATCTTATTTTATATGATAATAAACTATCTGATCCATTTTCAGAGTCGTCGTCATCATCAACATTATCATCATGATCTTGTATAGAATCCCAATCTATGACTTGAAAAATTAAATCTTCTGAGTTTTTTTTAACCATTATATTGTGAATAAATATTTTTTTTAATCTTTATATTAATTAGCTTATCATTTTAAATTGCAGAAAAATATTCAATTTTTCTGCAATATTTGGCCATATTAAATTAATTGTTTTCAATATTTTTTGCTATATATATATATATAAATAGAAAACATAATGATGTTAAAAACTAACAGAGAAAAAATTTATAATGTTAATATTTTATCATTATATCTTAATAAATATATGATAAATATTAAAAATGATCAATATAATGACAACAAAATTAATAATATTATTAATACAATTATCAAAGAAAATTATAATTTAATTAAAAATAATTTACATAAAATTAATACAAACAAAATTAAATTAATAATATTTTTACAAGATCTAAAAACAAAAAGTAAATATATTTTTGAAAAAGAAACTTCTAAAAATAATTTTTCATTGGACAACTTATTAAAATCACAAACAATAATAAAATTAAATATTCCATTTATTCATATTACACAAATTGGTGGATACATTAATCAAATAAATCAAGATATAGATCAAACAAATAATAATAGTGAAGAAAATATAGATCAAATAAATCAAAATGCTGAAGAAGAAATAGATCAAATAAATCAAAATTCTGAAGAAGAAATAGAACATACAAATAATAGTGAAGAAAATATAGATCAAATAAATAATAATAGTGAAGAAAATATAGATCAAATAAATCAAAATTCTGAAGAAGAAATAGAACATACAAATAATAGTGAAGAAAAAATAGAACATACAAATAATAATAGTGAAGAATATTTAGATCAAACAAATAATGATATTGAAGAATATTTAGATCAAACAAATAATAATATTGAAGAATATTTAGATCAAACAAATAATAATATTGAAGAATATTTAGATCAAACAAATCATACGAATAACGAATATACTGAAGAAAATATTAATCAAACAAGTCAAAATATCAATGAAGAATACGTTGAAGAAAATAATGAAAGTTTAGTTGAAGATACATCAAGTGATAATATCAGTAACCAAAATGAAATTGAATTGAATATTATTGACAACAATGATGACAAAATAAATACACAATTTACAGAGAATTTATTAAATAGTTCTACTAATAAAATTACATATTATAATAATGGAATAAAAAAACTCAATAATATGACACCAAGGCAACGAAATTTATTAGTTCATAATTATTATAAAAAATCGTATGATAGTTATTCAGAGTTATATAAAAAATATAAATTATGAAAAATTTGAAATATATAAAGTCTTAAAATCTTGAAAAAGTATATAAATAATCTATAATACATTAGATAATAAAATATAAATCAAATACTATGGAACCATTAGGATTATCGGGAATTGTTAACATGGGAAATACATGTTACATGAATTCAGCGTTACAATGTATCAGTAATACTCAAAGTTTACGTGATTTTTTTATCAATGGTAATTTTATTGATGATTTAATTTATAATTTGAAAAAGAAAGGTTTATTAACGGATACTGATTGTAGTGATAATAAAAAAGTGATTCAAGTACTAAATCAAACGTTGACTTATCAATTATTTAAATTATTAAAAGGATTATGGTACGAAAACTGTATTGTTTCACCAATATGTTTCAAGAATTTGTTTTCAAATAAACTATCACAATTTTTTGGATATTCACAACAAGATTCAGAAGAAGCGATAAATTGTATATTGAATACATGCCATAACGAACTATCAAGATCAACAAAAATTGATATAAATAATATTCCACAAAAAGTTATTGAACTAATTAACAAAAAAAATGAATTTGAAATATTAATGAAACAAGAAAATCTAGATGATAATGAGAAAAATAAAATTAAGAAAGAATTTATAGATTATAAATTAAATAATTTGGATTCATTAACAATTTATAAATCATATAAGGCATTTAATAATTATTATCAAAAAGAATATTCTATAATATCAAATTTATTTATGGGTATGTTATATTCTTCGTTGACATGTCCAAATTGTAAATATAGATCAGATACATTTGAACCATTTAATATTTTACAAGTAGAAATTCCAAATGAAATCAATGGTGAAATTAATATTCATGATTGTTTAAATAATTTTACTAAAATTGAAAAATTAGATGATAATAATAAATGGGTTTGTAGTAACTGTACACAATCTGTGAATGCCGACAAAAAAATTGCTATTTGGGATGCACCAAAATATTTAATTATTCAATTAAAACGTTTTAATTTTATGAAGAAATCAAAAATTGATAAATTGATTGATTTTCCCCAAGAAAATTTATTAATTGATAATTATATTTCACCCCTCAATTATAAACAAAATAATAATTCTTATTATAAATATAATCTATATGCAACATGTAATCATGTAGGTAATATATATGGTGGACATTATTATTCATATTGTAAAAATAATAATAATTGGTATAATTTTAATGATGAAAAAGTTAGTGAAATAAATGGAGATAAAATAAATAAAAAACAAGCATATATATTATTTTATAAATTATCAAATTAAAAATATTATTAATTAAAATTTAATTAATTATATTTTTTTTGTTAAAATAACAATCAGCATTTTTTTAAGGAAATGATACTCAAAAATATATTGATGTGATAATTCATTTTCAAGAAATTTTATATCATAATTGTGTGGTAATTTTAATGTAACAATGCTTACATTATTTAATTGTTGATAAATAATTTTACATATATCTTCAATATTAGTATTATTTAATTTTAATCTTAAATTTTTAATATTTTTATAATTTTTACCGCCCCATGGTGGATCAAAAAATACAGCGCTTATATCAGTTATTAATTTATTACAAATTATATTATAAGAATCTTCGTTTATTATAGTTACATTGTTACAATTATATAATTTGCAATTATTTTCTAAATATGATGATCTTAATCTATCAATTTCAACAGCATAAACATGATTAAAATATTTTGAAAATGATAAAACATTACCACCAACACCAGCAGTAATATCTATAATTTTATTAATATTATTGTTATTTAACTTGTCTACTATTATTTTAGATATTTTATCAGCTTCATTTTTTTGAGTCACAAAATTATATGATTCTGTATCAATTTTAATATCATCAAATGATTTATTACTTATTTCAGGAAATAAATATTTCTTCTTGGTTTGCAATTTATTGATAGTGGTATCATTATTCATTTTCGATATTATAAATTAACAAATATCTTTAATAATTATTATTTATCAATTTTTAATATCATTTTATTATTTTTTTGTTTTATTATTGTATTGTTTATTTTTACTAGTAGATCGTTTAACTTTACTACCACCCTTCATATTTTTACTAGTAGATCGTTTAACTTTACTACCACCCTTCATATTTTTACTAGTAGATCGTTTAACTTTACTACCACTCTTCATATTTTTACTAGTAGATCGTTTAACTTTACTACCACCCTTCATATTTTTACTAGTAGAACGCTTAATCTTACTACCTGCTCTCATATTTTTACTAGTAGAGCGTTTAACTTTACTACCTGCTTTTATTTTTTTACTATTGGATTTATTAACCTTGCTACCTGCTTTTATTTTTTTACTTGCAGTTCGTTTAACCTTACCACCACCTTTCATAAGCTTAATATTTTTTTTAGCTACATTAGTTGCTATATTAATATCATATCTAATTATTGAATTATCATATGCACTAATAAATTCACTTGTAATATTTGGCGTTTCGATTGTCATAATAGTAATATATTATATAATAATATTTTATGATTTATAAGTTGTCAAATAATTATTAATAAAATTGAGTTATTATTATTAATATATTAGTAATTATTTTATTCCCAATATTATATAATAAAAATTATATATGACTTCCCCAAATATTAAAATAATAACTCAATTTAAATTGTTGTTGGAATCTATAAAATTGGGTGTTAAAAAACAAAAGGAAATATTAAAAGAAAAAAAAATAGAAACTAAGAAAGAAGAAGAAATTGCAAAAATAGAAAAAAAAATTAAAATAGATGGACATAGAATAAAACAATTGAATAACATTGTGAAAATAT